TTCTTGGCAGGAACCCATACAGCAGGGCATTCCGACAAAAGCTCTCCCAAAGCCAACGTAGCGCGTTTATGGGCAAGCTAGGGGCAGACCAAAGGGCTTTGGTGGAGGGTGTGGAGCGTAAATTCAGTCGCGCCGCGAATTTATTGGGGAGAAAAACCAGTTTTGCCAAGGAAGATGAATTTGCGAGTGTACCGGCCTTGGCCATGATTGCGCCTCGATACACGAGCAGAGGGTTGTCACGGCGACGCTCAGTTTTCGCCAGGGGACCCATCGGGCGACTCAGGAAACCCAGTGCCAGGTATCGGCGCCGGGGCCTTTCCAGAATCGGGCGCCGCCCCAAGCTGACTTTCTAGATCTCCCATGGTTGGGTAACGGTCCAACCCGAGTGAAGACGTGATTTTCCCTATGACGATGCATTCCCCCGTGGAAAAGAAGGCATTAACGAAATTCCCATTTTGAACGAAGCCGACGAAGTCGGGCCGGTCCTTGTAGGTTTTGACGAAGGCGATGGATTCAAAGGCAACTTGAGTTTTAAAACTCGCGGTTTGAGGCTCGGCTTTGGCGTATTGAGGCAGGTATTGAGTGATGACATTGGCCCTTGTAATTTGGTCCGCGTGAAATCGGGCCATGCAATCATTGATGAGATCAATGGTGAATTCCCGATATTCAGGGATTTCGACGGCAACGGTTTCCATGCGTTGCCGCAGGATGTCGAGATAATCCAGGACTTGTTGCTCGGTCTTCGGCGTTGATAGGAACTCTTTTTTCCATTCCCGATAGATGTCGCCGATACGGCGTTTGATCTTTTTTTCCTGATGTTTGGCATGCCGTTCATCCTGCCTGCCGAGGTCCCATTTGATATCGCCGTTCTGCATAGTTAATTTCTTGAGTTGATTAAAAGTTTGGCTTGAATCTCGGATTCTTTGTAATCGGCTGGATGATGTACGGCTATGTAGGCCAAAATAACGGGTGAATACTCAGCAACTACCGCCCGTTGCGCTTGCAATAAACCATCCATTTCTGTCATTCAAATCATCGCCAATGGTCTGCCAACCTGCATGGATCAATTTGTCTCTGTTATTATGGTTTTTCCTGGATTTGCTGGCATTGGTATCGTCCAGGGCAATGATGTTACAACGCTGCCAAAGCAAGTCAAATTCGGCGTCACTTGACCAATCCCCGCCATCTAGGAGCAAGAGATCAATGTGAGCCGGAATGATGTCGAGAACCATGGGCGCTTTGTCGGCATTTCGGATGTCTTCATCGTAATTTTCGCGGTGTTGAACGGCGCTATCGACGGGATCGAAGGGCTTGAATTGATCGGGTCGGACAATGGCGCCGTATATAGGGATGATTTCCGGGATGAAGTGGAACCGTTTGGAAAGTGCTTCCCATCGGTCTCGATCTGATTCTAACGCCAACAACTTTGGATGTTTATTGCCGATCATCCCGGCGTAAAGACAGAGCGTCGATCCTTTGCCATACATGGCGCCGATCTCGACTATGGTATCAGATTCTTGGGCGAGCTTCGTCAACAACGCCCCGAACGGCTGGGTGCCGAGGATTTGGCCGTGTTCAACCATGGTCTCCCCCTAGCTGCCCAAGAGCTTTCTTTCGAGCCAGCATTTTCTGAAACTCTTTTTGTTCAAGGAGCCAGTGGTCAACCGAGGCTACCCGAATGAAATAATCGCCGGACCCACGATTGATGTAGGTTGCTTCGGACCCGTCTTCGCAGGCTAGGGAAGCGAAAATCTGAACGCTATCGGCGTGTTCCCCGATGAGGGTGGTGTAATGAGACAAGGCGTCTTCGAGATTCTTTTGCCTGGCGATGTCGCTGGATGTTTTGGGCATGTAACGCAATATTGCCCTTAAAATCATTTTGTGCAAGAAAAATCTTTGCACCCGAGCAGGTTGGGTGTAAGATGACGGCGAATTGAACAGATTAATTCAAATTCTAATGGTGCCGATTGATGCCTTGGCAAGATTGTTGCTGCTGGCATTGAGCGCATTCTGGCTGGCGCTTTCATTCGCGTGGGTTCTGTTTGTGATTCTGCTCCCGATTTGGGTAATCTGGAAAATCCTCACGTGAAGCGGACCCACATGGTTTTCGATTATGATAGCGATCTATGGTTTGCCGGGAAACCGCCAAAACCGGCAACGTCGAGGCTCGGCGCCGATATTTATGACAGAGCAACGGCGGCCCGGATTGCCAATAGACATCGCCGGGCTTCGACGGTCGAGGCTACCGCGGAGGATTATCAGCGGTGGCTTTCCAGGCGCGGTGGCAGCAAGATGACGGCGAAACGGCTGCGGGCAAATAGAAGGAAGCTGCGAGCAATAAACGCGAAACGTTGATATGCAACTGGGAACCTTTGCCTACGTGTCGCCGCCCGGGAAATTCCATCCGGCTGTCTTCCAGGACAATTTAAGAAAATTCCCGGCTCGCTATCCTTTGGTTCTTTATTCAGATCACAAATACGATGGCATGATACCCGTTGGCAACCCTGAGCAAGCCAGGCGTGGCGGAAAGAAGTGGGCGGTGAACAATCTCATTTTCTTCACCGCGATGAGAATTGCAAAGCAACAGGGATACACGCATATCATTTACATAGAACAGGATTCGAGGGTTGGTTGCCAGGATTGGGATGAAATGATTTTCGATGAATTCTTTGCCTCTGGCAAAGCCGCTGTCATGGGGGGATCAATGGTGATTTATAATCCTTGCAACGGCAATCCGGTGGCTGCCAAACGGTGGGAAGAGGTCGTGAGGAGAAATCGAAGAAAGAACATCCCGATACCGACTTACGGTTGGAAAGGTGGCGCCGACAACTCGGGATCGTGCATATTCAGTAATGGCTCGCTATCGGTTCTGGACGTGCAAGCCATCAGCGAATTGTTTGATCTCAACAAAACGATTCAGACATCGGCGTTATCTGGAGCCTGGGACATGGAGATCGGATTGCGGCTCTGGCGGGAATTCGAGGAGAACAGCTATTTCATGGTGTCACATTTGGATCGTATGTTTTCGAGTTACGGCAATGTTTTGACCACGGAAGAATACAGGTTGAACATGCTGAGGAACAATGAAGTCGTGGCGATACACCAGGTCAAAAGCGATGCCCAGCCTTGAGGACAATATATTCAGAAAGCCGTGTGTGAACCTCGGCGGACATTGTTATCATCCCACTGGAATTGTGCGAGTCACCGATCCACCGCAATTCGAGGAGAAATGTTGTTGGTGCGGTCAGATCAGGTTTAAGATGGACGAAAGCAGGATTGTTCCAAAGGGGCATGGACCGCATTACCCCAAATAATCAATCCAGCGTTCGATATGCAACAAGGAATCCTGAACACTCGCCAAAGAATCAAGGCATACGTTGCGCTAACGATTTTTTCGTGCATCATCTTGTATGCGGGCTACTCGATTTTATCGGGCTGCTCGTCAAGACACGAAAAGCTACAAATCCACGACATGAAATATCGCAACCACCAATACATCGTCTTCCGTGTGAAAGATAGACACGGGCAAACCTATGTCCATGACCCTGACTGTGAATGCCACAAAACCCGCTACTAACATAAAAATCTATACCTATTTCAAGGCATTGCCGGACATCAATTCCATTGATGAACGGAAATTGATTTGTCTCTGGACAAACGCATGGCGCGAGCAAGGTCTGGAACCCGTTGTTTTGAATGAAAGAGTGGCGAGCCGAAGCCCGCTATTTCAGCTATGCATTGAGGCATATCGGAAATTGCCCTCGATCAATCCCCGGGATTATGACCTGGCCTGTTTCCTGCGTTGGCTCGCCGTTGGAGTCATGCGCGACGATTTCTGTTTCATGTCGGATTACGATTGCCTGCCTACAAAGCATTGGCCCGGCAAAGTGTTTGAATCGAACCAGGAAGAACTTACCGTGCATCAATGGCATGTGCCATGCCTCGTTGGCGGGCCGGGATTGTTGTTCGAAAATATGGCATTGGAATTTGCCGGCTATGAACCCAAGCAAACCAATGGCGATCAGGCTCCGCATGTCTCGGATCAATGCGTACTCGAGGGCTGGCATGATCGAGGAATATTCAAGGCTGCGATGAACGTACTGTCTCACGGCGAACAGAACTGGAAGGAAGCCGCTGCCGTGCATTTCCCAAATGGAGCAATGACGCCACATGGATTGACGCCGAAATGGAAACACGTACCAGGACTGTTACATGTCTGATCTCTGCGTCATCATGGCCCATAAAGCGGCTGAGAATACCTTGAAACGGCATTTGCCGATCTGGGAGAGTCTTCACTTGGACATCATCATTCAGGCTCCGGTATTGAGCATTCCCAATGTCGGTCGGAGTGTCCTTGGCATTGGGCGCCCCGCACATCATGGTCCTCAGGCCGGGGCAAGATTCAAGGCGACCTTGCAACACCTGGAGAAACTCAATTATGACAGGTTTATCATCGGCGAATACGATTCGCTGCTGTTCCAGGTGCCGGCGACGAAGAACGCTCTTGTTGGCCCCATGTTTTTCGACGGCGAACCAGGACCTGGATTCCAGAGCCACATCTTTGTTCATCCGCCATTCATGGTGACGAAATATATTTTGCATCAACTCAACGAGGCAATGCCGCGTGATGATGCCGAGAACGGTTTTTGGGATCGGCTATTGGGTCGAGCCATTGAAATTTCTGGCGTGCCGACGGACGATCTTCTGGCCGATGGCAGGGCGTTCAGCAGGAACACCATTGAACCCAATGATTACTCGGGCCTGGACAAAGCCTTGGCCGGCGGCGCCTTCGCGTTTCATGGAGTCAAAAGCAACGAGGTCTTATGGCGAATTCTCAACCGCAGAAAGGTATAATCAGTTACTCGCTGTATGGGAGCGATCATCGTTACACCCTGGGGGCCATAGCGAATGCAATTGCTGCCAAGCTGCATTATCCCGGCTGGCGCGCCGTGTTCTGGTGCGTTGACGTTCCCGAAAACATAATGAATGGCATCGAGGGTTTTGGCGGGATCATTCGAGATATTCCAAGGGGTGTTCCGCCAATGTTCGCCAGATTTATGGTTACCGACACCGATCCAGATTCACCGTTCATCATCAGGGATGCCGACAGCCGGTTGAGCCAAAGGGAAGCCGGCGCTGTTCGGGAATGGCTCGACTCTGATTTTGCGGCTCACGCCATGATAGATCATCCTGCTCATACTGGGCGGGCTTTGAATGGTGGCATGTGGGGATGCAAACCCGGTATTCTCGGCAACATGCTTGGATTGATCCAGGCATGGCAACGGCAACAGAAAGATAGACGATACAGCGGCCATGACGATGACCAGAATTTTCTTGCTGCTTTCGTTTGGCCAAGGATAAGTGGCAAGACCATGATTCACACCTCGTTTTTGCCCCATGAATATCCGAACGCGCGATCGTTTCCAGGCAAACGCGATGGGCACAGGTTCGTTGGTGAAGTTTGGGTGTATGACGTGAATGGGAATGAATATCCGAGAGACGACGATTGGCGGGCAATACCCATCGAGATGTAATGCACAATTTAATCATCAGACCACATTTGGGCCTGGGCGATATGCTCATCATCAATGCCATTGTGAGGGAGCGCGCCACGAAATACGATACGGTTAATCTGCTCTGTAAAGAGCACAATACGCCCTCCGTGGCATTTATGCTCCACGATCTAGGCAATGTCTTTGTGAAACCGGTTACAGGCGATGATGAAGCCGATGAAGTTTTCAAGCGAACGATTAAAGGCAATTGGGAAGGGTTAAGGCTTGGTCAGGGCGGACCAGGAAATTTCAACTCGCAGATATTCGATCAGGAATTCTACAAACAGGCTGGGGTGCCATTTGACAAGCGTTGGCAGGATTTTGCTGTTGTGAGAAACGGCGCCACGGAAATCAAGGCGGCGGATCAGCCCTATGTGTTCATGCACGAAGATCAAAGCCGGGGTTACGCGATTTACAGAGGGAATCTCGATAACGTTTTCAGTGTTACGCCAGGCGTGACGGCCAGCATTTTCGATTATTATGGAATGCTATTGGGCGCCGATGAGATACATTGCATTGATTCATGCTTCTCGATTTTAGTGGATTCCATAGCGCAAGAGAAACTTGAAGCCAGGAGATTTGTGCTGCACAGATACGCGAGGCGCCCGACAGAGGTTCCGACATACAGACTGCCGTGGGAGGTCTGGCAATAATGCAACTCGGATTTAACATGGCCGGCACGGAATCGGTATTCGAGGCCATGCTCGACAAAGCCATTATTGGAGCCATGCATCCATGTTTTCTGTATCAAGAATTTGGAGTAGCAAAAGGCGACACGTTTTTCTCGGTGATCGACAAGCTAATGAGCGTTCGATTGGGGAAATGGGCAGCAGTGGGCAACGATATTTTAGGCGCAGCATACTTCGTTCCATCGGATTTCATCAAGCGAATCCCAAGCAAATGTTGGTATGGAATAGCTAAAAGAGATTCCACTGCCATAGAAGTCATCGTGGCCTCGACAAATCCAGCAAACATTGAATGTTTGGTAAACTTCGCGCTTATAGATTCCTGCCACTGTTTAGATTGCGTGACGAAAACGTTTTGCGGATTGGAACCATTGACGAAACGCGGATGCATCGTGGCCTTCCACGATGCCTGTGAAGAGGATCAGGGCGGACATATTCAGCCGCATTCAGGACGCGGCATCGAGGTTCGCAAAGCCATTCAAGAATTAGGATTACTGTCTGGGGAACGACCGGGTTGGAAGTTTCTGGAAGAAGTGCGTGGCGACAAGAATAGGCAAGGGAACGGGTTCATGTTTTTTGAGCGGGCAATTTAACTCTACACATTTTGATGATTTCCTTCTCTGTCAGACCGTGTTTTCTGGCCCTGCCGCATAGTTCTTTAACAGCCGATTGCAGGTCTGCTTTGTCGCCAAGTTTGTAAGCCCTGGTCTCGAACACACGATAACGTTTGCGACGGTTGACTGCATCAGGGATGTCGCGAAACTGGATTGCCAAGACTTCGTATTGATCGGATGCGGTCATTCCCATTCCTCCACCAAGTTCTCAAACCACTCGGCCCTTTTCCTGCGCCACGTCGGGACGCCGCGTTGGAACCCGCGCAGGCCCCCGTTCCAAACCGCGTATTCCTCCCACGGCAACGGCTCGCGTTTCAGCACAGCCAGGAAACGGCGGCGATTGAGCGCCCTGATCTTGAGCGCAACGGGTTCGGCTTCGTAACGGTTTGCTGCGAGCTTAAACGGTTTCGTTGTGACTTCGCCCCAGGCAAGCTTCGTGATCTGGAACCGGGACAGTTCGCCGGCGGACCCCACGGCGCCGTCCCTGTTCCCGGACTCGATCTGCGCCAGGGCGTAGAGGAAAGCGGCGTCGGACACAGCTTGGACTTGGTTCGCGAACAGCATGACAGCGATTGCTATGACGGCGAGTTTAGGCTTCCAGACTCTTGCAATATACCGCGCAAGCTCGAATGGTATTTTGGCGATCATGGCGGCCGTGGCCTTGCGGGCGTTGATCTTGGATGATGTTCTGCCACTGATTGAGTCAGGATCAGCGAACCAAGCACGGCCTGATTTGTGTTGCTTTACGCCATCTCCCAGGCGGTGGTATTCCCGATCACTATACGTCCTTGGCCCGCAATGACATTGGAATTTCATGCGTCTTTTCGTGACAATCGGCATTAGCGCCGGCACGTCGCCAAACAAGTGATAACTTCCGTAGTTCCACCGAGATCGTCCAACCCACGGTTGTGCCCCTCGTACATTTTCTATGACGATCGGGCACTCGGCTTCCCGGCCAATACGAACGCAGGCGTCAAATAATGCATTAAGTTCAGCGATGCGTTCAGGGTGCGCGGAATCACGATACCAAGCCGCCAGAGCCTTGGCTCGCGTCCAAGGCATCGCCATGTAAGAATATTTTTGACAAGGAGGCGAGGCAACGATTAGTTGGACTTTTCCGCGAAATTGTCTGCCGTCAATGGTGCGAATATCTTGCAAGACGAGTTGTGCAGGGTAGCGATCTTCGCCATAGACGTGCTGTTCTATATCGAATCCGACTACATTCCAACCCTCGGCCAATAAACCGTGCGACCATCCACCCAAACCGCAGCACAAATCTACCGCTAGCGGTTTCATGTGACGCTCCCCCATTTCAAACCGTTGGCAATCTTCCATATCGCCGTGAACGAAACGCCAAACAATTTTGCGATTGATCGTTGTGTCGTACCATTAGCAAGTCTGTTGCGGGCCTCGCGCACTTGATCAATCGTAAGTTTGGCTCCTGGATTAGAAGTCCCGACATTCTGCGATTTACCAATTTTGGAAGCGGATAGTTTTGTCCGAGTCGCAAGGCTGCGTGGTTTTCCTGTAAGGAATTTAGTCATCATACTTTTTTTGCCAGTCGTTGTCTGATAACCTCGACGGCCTCCTCGCGCGAATCCGCCACGAATGGCGGTACGACCTCAACTACGAAATCGTTTCCGTAGCAGTCCTCGGTATAGTCTTTGTGATCGCCAAACCACCGCTTCACTTGGATGCTTCCATTTTGATGCAGGTATCCCCACCACATTATGTTCATAGTTTCATTCCTTTCTCTCCGAGTTTGGCCCGGTTGCGCCATCAAGCATGTAAATGCGGATCAGCGTCGCTGAGGCATACCTGCGTTTAACCGCAGCTTCCCAATCGGCGACCTTCCAGTATTCCACAATGGAACACATCGTCACTATTTTCCATTCCTTGTGGCTGGTCCCGGCGTAGGCGAGCACTAATACTTCCGGGCAAGGCTTAACTTGGCTAGTCATCCATTTTTCTTGTTCGAGCGTCATTGTTGCAATCATCATACTTTCATGCCTTTCGCATCCCCATTACCACGCCGCGCCCGCCCTCGAACGTGAACGGAATAACAGTGCCATAATCCGTACTTACATCCCACCAAACGTTCGGTAGCAGCGCAAGCTTCTCCAAGTAAATCGAAAAGACCTTGTGATTACCGCAGTCCGTTCCGAATGCAGATTCAATTTTGCCTGTCCCATCGCACAGATGGCACGACAGGCGCGGACCCTTATGCGGATGCACGCAGTCACAGTCCGCCCATTTTGTTTTTTGGAAATCCGCAGGTGGCCGCGTCGGGTCTCGGAAGTTCTCGTGTGCATCCGAGATTATTTTCCTGGCACTTTCACCAAATTTTGAGCGTGTGATTTTCTTGCCAGCGCCTGGAATCTCAAGCGCGATTCGCCCGTCCGTGGCATAGAGACTACCGCCGTAGTGGATCGGTTGCATGATTTGAGGTCGCGACTCATCCACGGACACGAATTGCATAATGTCGAATGATAATTCAGTTTTGGTCATTTCATTCCTTTCTCTCCGAGTTTGGCCCACCTTCGCTGTTCGGCGAACGTGGTTCGCTGTAGAACGAATGCCCGCATTTGCAGGTGTAGCCTTGGACCGCTTCCGGACCTTCAAGACCCTCAAGCTCAAGCGTAGTCGGAATCGTAGCGGATGGACAACCGCAGGGCATCGACGGTTCGTTTAGTTTCGCTTCACTCATTTCGTTTCCTTTCCTTGCGAGTTTGGCCCAACTTCGCTGTTCGGCGACTCGCTCTTAGGTTTGCTCGGATGTCCGGGGCATCCGTCCACATCGCTCCATCCTTCGCACTTCTTGCCCATTGGCAGCACCCGCTTACCTTGGACAAGTTGGAGTTTCAGCCAGTCTCTCACCACCTTGCCGGATTTCTCGTGAGCGCCATCGGTTGTGAACAGCCGCCGCAGTTCCCTGTCAGTCCGGCGGAGCGCACCTTTGATGTCCACGCACATGTGATGAGTTGACCATTTAGGTTCTTCACTCATTTCGTTTCCTTCTCCAACCCTTCGCGCAGGTTGCGTATGATGCGCTCGGCCAGATCGTAAACATCGTTGCGCAGTTCGTCGGCCAATGATCGGCTCTTGAGCGCGGGTTCCCAATGCTTAACGTGCGCGTCGATCAGTTCCGAGATTCGTCGTGTGCCGGGTGTTATTGGAGTGCCGTTTGTCATGTTTCAATAGCGGGCGCGTACTGTTCCGCGTCGAGATTAAATGTCCACGCTACGGCTTGTCTAGCAGTCCGCATCCCAGGCGGGACTCGCAAAACATAATTTTTGAACGAGCCATCTGGTTCTGGTGTACTATTGATAACCTCGACGAAACACACATCCTCTCGACCGTCTGGGAAGTGGCGCCGGAATAGTGCCCCGAAATCGTCAGAGTGAATCAGTGTCGATCCACTTTCTTTAATCCATCGCTGGCGTCCAAACTTCTCAATCATCACCCTGCGAATTTCAGCATTGTTTTCGCTGTCGATGTTCGCGACGCTAATTTCGACGGGACGCTCCACGATCCATGACGGTAGCCGAACTCCATGTGAAGCGTAAATTGACCAACCGTCCGGGTATTGGACGGCGGGGCCAGTCTCACAATGCAGTCTGCCCTGGTCGTCTCGTTTTAACGTGGTATGCCGCTCAGCAACCCAACATATTTTTTCGTGTAGCAACCACCAACCAGCGGACTGCGCGACACGAAGAATGCCACAGAGCTTGTTAGTTTCTGTATCGAGCGCCGCCGCGACTCTGAAAAAATCATAAAAGGACAACCAGCCGGCATCATGTTGCCCACACACGCTGGCCCACACGCTGTCCCACACGCTGTCCCTCACGCTGTCCCTCACGCTGGCCCACACGCTGTCCCTCACGCTGTCCCCCACGCTGTCCCTCACGCTGTCCCTCACGCTGGCCCCCACGCTGTCCCTCACGCTGGCCCACACGCTGTCCCCCACGCTGGCCATCACGCTGTCCCCCACGCTGTCCCTCACGCTGGCCCACACGCTGTCCCTCACGCTGGCCCACACGCTGTCCCTCACGCTGTCCCTCACGCTGGCCCCCACGCTGGCCATCACGCTGTCCCACACGCTGTCCCTCACGCTGGCCATCACGCTGTCCCCCACGCTGTCCCACACGCTGGCCATCACGCTGGCCCACACGCTGTCCATCACGCTGGCCCCCACGCTGGCCCTCACGCTGGCCGCGATCTGTAGGCCTGACTTTTCCAAGTTGAATACTAAGGCCCTGGTGAGTCCTTGCGCCAACGGGGAACCACACCAGACGATCATCGGTTTCTCCAAACCTGCAACATGGTAGGCTTCGGTAATACCAATTTCTGCTTCCCGTCGGTTAGCAGGCTCGGTCGATAGTCCAATCTGCGTCCATTTCTGGACGAACTCTGGAAATCTGGCGATCTGTTCTTTTGTAAGCGATTTAATTTTCATAGTCAGTCCCGAACATTTCGCGGGGCTTCCTCCGCGTATTCACGTTGTCTCACCACCCGGTATATTCCGGGTTCCAACTCGATTTTCGCGTGTTCCTGGTGCGTGAGCATTGCCATCGCCTCACGCACCTCGAAAACGGTTGCAAGACCATCAACACTGTGCGTCGCTAGATTGCCGATTAGTGTATGGGCATGCCCAGTAGCCTCGCCTCGTGCCAGAATGGCTTTTTGGTTTTGTTGCAGTTTGGCTCCATCGGGGATTGCATCAATCCTCTCGATGAGCACGTCACCTTGTCTTATTTGCATGGGTACCTTTCTTTTTTGTTTATGGTTTGTTTGTCGCTCATGGTTTCCTTTCCAAGGTTATCTCCGTTCTTTCCTCGCCTCTCGTCGCGACTTTGACTTGCTGGACCGCGTATTCGGTGACGATGGCCGGGTTATCGTCGGGAATGACACCGGCGTACCGCAATCCGTCAACGTGGAATTTCCCGGCCAAATTGTCGATGTCGCATAATCGCCGCCGATAGCTGACAACGACAATCCGATAGCGCGGTGAATTCGATCTCGGAGTCGCTTTCGTTCCCAGTGGTTCATCGCGAACAGCCGGTTGAGGCTCGGCACGGGTTCCCGTACGATGATCCTTAAGCATCCGCCTTGAGATATAAGCTTGGTAATCATGAACGCTCCAGCGTGGCATCAATCCTCCAGTTTGATCTCGCGAATCCAGTGCTTGACCGCCAGCAATGACGAGCCGCACGGCACGCCACCAGCACAAATAGTATCACCGCTAGGCGATATGCATACGACAGTGGTTAAGTTACCATGGGTGGTTGAAACTTCCACAACCCACCAACTGCCGGGCTTCAGTTTGAACTCTGACTTGGGTCTGGGCGGAATAGATAGCCAATAGGTGAAACAACTCTCCTTTGTAACCAACGTGTATTGGACTGACTTGACATAATGTCCGTTGCGGTCGTGATAATTTAAGCCCAGCACACAGCCACAATAATCGGCTTCCACGGCAGTTGGCAACCTCTCTGCCGTGGGAATCCATTGCGACGGTTGCAACAGTTCTCGTGCTTTTTGTGCTACGTCTAGCCATGCGTAACCACTTCTCGAACAAGTGTAAATATCATTTAGCTTATATGCTAATTCCTGGTCATTCATTGTCGTGCCTTTCTATTTTGTTACCAATCCCTATCTCGATAATACAAATCATCATCGCGCGGCTCTATGTCCAAAGAGAGCGCGCCTCTCAATTCACTTAATGCAGATTTCAATGTTTCCCGGCACGTTAATATCGGCATGGGCGCAAAGATTTTCACACCCTTGCTTTATATGCACTTTGCCAGTGCATTGTATTCTCAGCACAGTTGAGCCTTGCTTGTTGTGTATCCAGATAGCTTTTCCGCCATCCTGAAACTCCAAGATAGCTATGGGTATTGTGTGCATGCCAGACCTAAACCTTTCTACCTAACTCCTGGTCAATCAAGCGTTGGTAATCCGCAAACAGCGGAAGGTGTGCGGGTTTTATTTCATATCCACTTGATGGGATTCGTTCATCGTTGCGGATGAGGTCGGTTAGTTCCGGCGTGTAGGCTTGTGCAAGGCCCTTTCTGATTTGTGTCAGGCAACCAAAACAACACTTGTCAATTACAGGTCCACCAGAAGGGGATACAAACTGGAATAGGCATCCAGCGACATGATCAATTGGTTCACCCCACGCAACAGGAATCTCCACTGGGCGCTGTGTCAGGTAATCCACGGCGTGGTCGTAGTGGTCTCGTGGACGTTGTGTTGGTAACGTTGTTGCTGGCTTGGGTTGAGTTGTTGTTATCATACGCCTGTTCCTCCTGTGTGTTCTGCCGTTTTCTGTCCCGTAGTCTTCTCGCGGTGCTTCTCAACCGCGGCCATTAGTTGTGGTCTTGCGGTCACTAGGCGCCTCCTGTGGTGCTGAGGGGCAACGGTCTGGGTCCCCACCGGCCTCGATGACGCCGGCACGGAGACCAGGGTTGCCAGAGTTGTAGCGGTCGGTTGCGGTGAGGCCACAGTGCACACATCTGTATAACGTGCCTGCCGCTGATGGTGGGAGACCGAGTGATCCCCACGGGGTTGACGGTCCTATTTCCCATTTGTGGTGCACGGTCTTGGTCCTTTCCTTTATAGTTGTTCGTTCATGATCGAACCTTAGTCTATCGCCGATAGTCCTGTCAAATATTATTTTCAACCTTTTTTCGAAGCGCGTCATATCGCCCCTCAGCCCACGCCCGCTTGATCGCGCGCCCGATTTTGCGCGCGTTCTGTTTCCCGTTGCGACGGGACGCAGCCGACTTTTTCCTGGTGATCGTGGAGCCGGCGCGGCGGGCTTGTTCGGCCCAGGCGGCCTTTGGGTTTGGACTGTCGAGTATGCTCATGGGGCGGCAACTTAGCCTATCGCCGATGGGTTGTCAATGGCGTTCCCAGGGTTCCAGAAATTTTAAGCCGGCGATTGCAAATACCTCGCGCTCGGAGTGGGCCTCAAGCCTGATGCCTGTCTGCAAGTCCGTAAAGCCTGAACCGTATGGGTGCCACTTAAGACCCCGGTGTTTGGCGGCCATGCAAATTCGGACGTTGGTTTCGGCGCCCCCTGTCCGGCAAACCAGGTAGTTCCACCATGCTTCCAGATTGGTTGCAAAAAGATCGACGGGGATACCGCTCGCGACGTACGTCATGAGTTTGTTCTTCTCGCCGAAGGATTCCCGGCCGTTCTTGTTCAATCGTTTCGCGAGAATGCCGTTCGCGATTAAGGTCGCAATGGTCTCGTCGGCGAGATTCACCAAGATCGGTTCAGGGAGCAAGCTCTCGTGGTTCTGTTTTGTTCCCAGAATCGGTACGAAGACGATTTCGACATCGCCGACCAATTCGTTTCCGCGACGCAACGATCCCGCGATTTCGATGCGCGTGGACACAGGCCGGAGATAGCCGAGAATCTCCGATGCCACCAGCAGCGCGGCTTGGTTTGGATACTTGGGTTTGTTCACGAAAAGAATGCCGCTGTTATCCCGCTGTTCGTTTGCCATAGGTTGCCTTTTTTCCATCCCAAATCATGTCGTTTATGGCTGCCTGAATAACTCGATGCGTGCCGCCGATCTTCACAAACTCGCGCAAGTCCTTTGCTGGCGGCACATAAATTACACTCAGCACACCCAGCATGGCTTGCAATCGTTCCCCGCCTTCTATGCCTGGCTTGTCGTTATCGGCGACAATCACAACTCGTTTGATCTTATTCCCGGCGATGAATTGTTGCACGATTCTATTGCCCGATTGACATGATGGCCGGCCAACAGCATAGAAGCCCAGATCAAGCGCGGCGGCGCAATCTGTTGGACCTTCTGTTATCATGCAGCAACTCGCATCCACGGCGCCAGTTGGAATGAATAATCCATCGCGACCGCCCTTCAAGGAACGTTTCATGCCGCCTGGATACCGTAGCCTGACCCCCGTGATTCGGCGCTCGGCATCTCGCATGGGAAAACCCCAGGCGTCATCATGCGTTCTGAAAGTGCCGATGTTAAACAAGGAGTCCACTGACAATCCCAACTCGGCAGCCAATGGCGCAATTCGTTGAATACCGCATTTGTGCATCTCGACATATTGCCCGGCGTTTGTTTCTGGCAAAGGCTGCGCCACCGCGCTCGCCGGCTTGCGGCAATGGTTCCCATTGAGCCTATGTAACCAGCCTGCATCGCCGGCTCGCCGATCCGATTGTATTCTGGCGCAGATTGCGACAGCATCGTGCCGCGAAATCATGCACCAGTCCGATTTGGAACATACCGGACAGGGATTGGCGCGATTAACTCTTTGCCAATTGTGATGCATTGTTTCTTTTCCAGCCGTTAGCTTTAAGTTGGTCGATGAGTTTACTCGCCTCCCATCTTGCGATGCCATTGATTTCTTCCGTGGAATAGCCAGAGCGGGAAAGGACAGCAAGTTGCTTGCTGGACGCGCCAAATATCGCGGCGATTGTGCCTTTGGCTTCCTCGAAGGTCATGCTGTCGGGATCGTGCCCGCGGCTCGCGAGAATCTTTCTCTGCTTTTCGCTCAGTTTCGGGTATTGCCTGTAACCATTCCATTTTTCGGCCCGTTTCCTAAACATATCGAATGGATCAACGTAATGCAGCGACACCGTGGCGGCGGCCTTGATGCCCTGAACTTGGGCCCTGGCGCGCGCCGCCCGGGCCTCCGCGATTGCCTTGGCTCGCAATTCAGCGGCTTCAACTGTTTCGCGCAGGTTCCGTTCCTTGGATTCATTCTCGGATATTCGCAACGCCAGGTCTTTTGCTTCATCACTGGTTGCGCCTCCAAGAATGTCGATTGCAGTAACGAGCTTGTGCCGATGCGCGTTTACTCCGGTAAAATCCAACACAAGAACATTCGGTTTACTGGATTCCTTGATACTGTTGATTCGGGATTGAGCGTCCGGCAATCCATCCACGATGCCGGGTAACGGTCTTGTGCCACGGCCAACCATCTGCGCGTAACGGCTTCGGCTCATCGTCGGCGCCGCGCACGCCACGCATTCTATGGCTGGAATATCAACGCCCTCGCCGATTATCCCGACATTGGTCAGAAATTGAATGTCGCCCGAACTGAATCCGGTAAGAATGCCTTTTCGATCCGAGTCCGGCGTTTTCTCCGAGATTGAGGCCGCGCAATTCGGTTTGTATTGGTTGAGGATTTGCGCCGTTAATTCCGCGTTTTCGATGGATGTATTGAAAACTAGTGTCTTGCGATTTCCAACGGTTTGAATAATTGCATCCGAAATCCCGAACAGATTTTTCTTCTCCTTCAACAACCTGTCCAAATCCGCGCCATTGAAATCCCCGGCTGTTACCTTCACCTTGTTGAAATCCAGGCTTTCCAGTTTACAAACCTTTTGTTCAATATCGACAAGCCAACCTTCCTCGATCATATGGACGATTTCGTAATTGACGGCTACGGAGTCGCAAACCTTACGCAAAGCCATGCCGTCATGCCTGTCGGGCGTAGCCGTAAATCCGACCATCCGCAATGCAGGATTGCCGTCCATGAAATGTTTGATGACGGTCAACCAAGAGCGGCTTGTCGCGTGATGGATTTCGTCCCCGATCAGCAGCGAAAATTCCGCCGGTCTGAATTTATCCATGCGCCGCCAATTCTCTTCGCTGCCAGAAATCAGGCTTTGCACCATAGCCACTATGACAACAGCGGAATTATGGCCCCGCCTCGCTCTGAACGCCCCCATTTCCATCTCGGCGTAAATCCCGAATTGATTGAGCCTGGCTACCATTTGCTTTGCGAGTTCGCGCCGATGAACCAGGACAAGGGTTCGCTCGGGGCGATTGCGGGTGCACAATTCGGCAATGCAACTGCCTTTACCCACGCCCGTGGGCATCACGCACAGCGTTGACCGAATGCCCTTGGCCCATTCTGCTGATATTTGATCCAGCGCGATCTGCTGATATTCGCGCATGGTTTGTTTACTCACTTGCTGCGTGACCATAGCTCTTTGGTTTCCTTGTCCAAAATGTTGTTCCACTGGAATTTCGAGATGTAACCGCGCCGATAGCACAGGGTATCCGTCCCGCGCCCAGCGCACTTCGGGCAGACCGTGAATGGGGCGAGATTATTTTTGAGTTTGTGATGGAACGAATCGGCTTCGGAGACTTCCTGCTGGCCGAAAACTTTGAACGCCGGATCATTCCCTTGGACACCGTGCCGGATAGTTAAAGCCACCTCATGCGAGAGTTTTTCGAGCCGCGTCGCCACGATGTCAGCCGCGATCCATCGCAGCTTCAAACCGTCAGGTATTTTATGCCCCAACTCATCCACTAATTCTTCGTTGTCGGCGGCTTCCAAGGATTTTGTGGCCTCGGAAATACTTGCTGCCGTTAGCTTTGCGCTTATCTTTGCAAGTCGTTGAGCGCATTCTGGTTGCGCTATTCGGGCTTTCCCGGATGCGATTGCAAGTACTTGAGCGCGTTTAGCTTCTGGAACTTTTGCCAACACGGAAGCCTGCCCAGGGCTTTGTATAAAATTTTCTACATTTGAGGGTAGTGCCGCCTTGATTTTTGCCGACTCGATCAGCTTATAAACCCGATCCCGAGTCCAATTGTGAACTTTCTGGCAATAGTCCTCGAAAGTGCCGAATTGCTCGCGGTAAAGCCGCCGGTCCCGATACTCAGCCAGGGCCAAACCGACCCGGACGAATTGCGCTTTGCCGTAGCTGATTGCCTCGTCGCATCGCAATTTGGCCTTCCGTTCATCGGCGGAGAGCCTGGTTTTGATTTCAGCCATGAGAATCTCCCAAAAGCCCCATGGAGTCCTCGGCCCTCGAAGGCGCATCAACGAACGGCATAACTGCCGGAAGTAACGCCAGCCAAGGACCCCATGGGGATTTCGTGGTTCTCATACGCTGATGTATTATCGAGTGCCAACATCCTGCCACACGCCGCGTGGCTGTCAACAGCGTTTTTTCGCCTGTGCCACCCGCTTCTTCTCGATGCAGGCCGGGCATCGTGCGCTCACTAGCCCCGCATAAGCGCCGCGAGTGTGGCGATACGCGCGCGCGCCGCATATAATACAGCGCCCCGACTTGCGCCTCCGTATCTGGAATGCCCGTTGCCGCGTCACAGCAACCCCCTGACGAACCAGAGCGTTACCAGATACACAATCACCATCCCCACCCCGAAAACCCGTAGGAACGCAAGCTCGTCGCTCTGGCGGTCGTTCTGGTCCCAGGACTCCCGCAACTCCTCGATGAGCGCCAGGAGCCGTGTCGAGCCGTGGTTGTCGTGGTCTGGTGTCATTGGTCCCTCCCTTCAGCTTTTGCGATTGCCGCCAGCGCGGCTGCCATTTCCGCCCGATGATTCCGTTCAGGCCCCCCAGAGTATTCAGCCACGAATAACCGGAGAGCCGCCAGCATGTCCGGCGCCGACGCTAACAGGTGGCCATCCGCGGGAACTCCGTACACGCTATCGCCGTTGACATCGTAAACCCACGGTCCAGGCGTGTGCGCCGTCGTTTTATCGTCTGCTGTCATCGTGTTGAATTTCATCTTCATCCTTTCCCCCGCTCGCGCGGATTTGTTGTTGCGCGGTCATTCGCGCCTGCCGGCCCCGACGCTCGGGACCGGACGGCGGGAATCACGGGACTAGTATCCCCGCTCGATAGCCCACGAAGTAAACTCCGCGGAGCTACAATTGCTCCGGAAGTTTTCCTCCGTCAGCGCGCCGTAGAGGCCCTCGAAGGCCTCTACGTATTCATCATCCCCGTGGGAGCACTCCCCGGGGTTCAATTGCAACACTGCACATACAATCTGTCGTTTTGTTTTCATAGTCTTCTCTTTGTTGTGTTCCGTCTCACTCTCCACACCCTACTCTAGCCACGTTAGACCGTCAACTACTATTTTTACGATTCCCCCTAACCAGTTGACTGTCAACATATTATAGCCGTAAATAATTTGCTCCCGAACAGCCGGACCAGCGAGCCACCCCACCCAAATGTCGTCCGCCGGCGTACAGTAACCTGCCCCGGGACATTAACTGTCCAACCCCATGGACATTGACTGTCTAACCCTCCTCGCCGCGGTCGCCTGTTTAATGCTCAATGCGGCTCGATCCGTCGTGTTCGTCCCAGGCTGCGCCATGGCGCTTGCCCAGGCCCAGCACGCCGTGTGTGAACTCCCCCAGTTGCTCGAACATGACGGCGCCGATGTCCGGTTCGCCATTCATCCCGTCGCCGGGCGCATGCCGGGCCACATGAACGTCCTCCTCGCCGAAGCCAACGTTCCCTACGATGAATTGTTCGAGATGGACGTCGTCAATCCCATCATGGACACCGTCGATGTCTGCGTCGTCATCGGCGCCAACGGCGGCGCCAATCCCGCCGCGCGCGAGGAACCGGCCAGCCCCATCTACGGCATGCCGGTCATCGAGGCGGATCGGGCGCGAACGGTCGTTGTCCCAAACCGTGATGGGTAACACCGGTTCTCGAAGCGTAATTCGCCATCAATTCACCTAACTCATTGGACTCCAAGTTGTTGCGTGTGTGGAAAACTCGCGACAAACCCGGCCATGATGCACCTAACCCAGGTCACCGGGTGTTGTGTGGATGCCCAAGCCCTTGATCGCCATGAGGTTAGCAGTACATTTTCGCACAATACTTATTATATTCAATTCGGTTTCCAGAGTAGGATCGAAGGCAGGAGACCCGCCCCCGGGAGAGCGGGCAGCCCCCTGTGGCACCTCGCGTCTATTAGTACCCCCCTCTGCGCAACTCAGCCGGAAGTAATTCGAGGTTGGGCTGGCAATAATTTCCCCCCTGTACCCCCTTTTCTTCTTCTTCTCAGACGTTACAGTAACGCTACAAAATGTTACTTGCATTACACGATAAGATATGGGAAGGTGTGTTCATGGCGATTGGGAAGCGATTGAGGTTCGAGATATTCAAGCGGGACAGGTTTGTTTGCCAATACTGTGGGGCGAAGCCGCCATCGGTTGTTCTTGAAGTAGATCACGTTGAACCGAAATCGCTTGGTGGGGTGGATGACGAACCGAATTTGATAACGAGTTGTTTGGATTGCAACAGAGGCAAGGGAGCGGTTCCATTAAGAGATCGAGTGAAGGAGATTTCTTTCGGCTTGGAGATTCAGCAGGAGAGGTTGGACCAGAGGATTGCTTACCAGAAATTTCTCGAAGAGAAGGCCGAAAAGGAGGGTGAGTGGGTTGAAGTTATCTTGGAGCGATGGGCGGTATTAACCGGGCAGAATCCCGATTCCGACGAGTGGTCGTTTTATTGGGAACTGGAACCTGCGGTTCGTAAATTTGTGAAGCTGCTTGCCGCCGAAGAAATTATTGAGGCGGCGCAGATTGCGTTCGGCAGATATCCCAACGCGACGCAGAGTTACCAGTTCAAATTCTTCTGCGGAATATGCTGGAGGAAGATTCGAGGTTCGGGGGTTTTGGTGACTAGTAGCGTGCAAACTGGAAAGGATTGAACGGCGTGTATGTGAAGCTTTACAATCAGATATTGGATTCTTCGATAGCGAACAACAGGCGGTTGCGGCATTTTTTCACGGATTTGCTGTTATGCAGTGATCCCGAAGGGAATGTGATAATGACGAAGGAAGCCATTGCGAATCGGATACGGGCATCATTGGAGGAGGTTGAATGGGGGCTAGCGGAATTGAGCAAGCCTGATCCTGGAAGCAATCATCTGGACATGGAGGGGAAGAGGATTATTCCCTTGGCAGGGCATGGGTATGGATGGAAGGTGGTGAACTACGCCCTTTACCGGACGATAAAGAGCGCCAAAGAGTTGCGGGCGGAAACCGCGGAGAGAGTTCGCAAGCACAGGGAGAGGAAGGCTGAAAAGAGAAAGAGGTCTAATTTAAGCACATCGACAACGCTGGCCGAGCGGGTGTACACGAAGAAAGTCGAGGATGGGGAGATAGAGCTATGAAAAACAAGATGGAGAAGAAGTGGCCGCTTAATGTTGATCCAAACCTATCGGCCAAACAGGTCATTAAAATGCGGTTGGATCGGGAACAACTGGAATGGCAACGGAAGTATCCAAAATACGCGGAGGCATGTCGAAGGATTGGTAGATTCATCTAACCATGATCGACGTTGAGACATGCAAGGAGCATTGCTGGCATTTCACCGGCAAGGTGCTTCTTTGCGATCCGCCTTTATCCGAGGAGGTTTGCTGTCAATGCGGTAGCACAAGGAAGTTTAGGATGAAGTCGGCTGTTGACGCCGCGTCCGGCCACGGGCCGCATCATCCCCGCCGTTGGTTTGCCGAAGGGGTGAAGAAGAGATGCTGACCGAAGCCCCGGGGGCCGGGTCGGCCCCTGAACGAATCCATAGCGCCGCAATCCCGCGGTTCACGGCTGGAGCATCATAGCCGGGCCCAGGACGGCTTCTGGCGGGTTTTGATTGATGTAAGTAGTGTGGGGGGTGGTTTTGGTTATTTAGATAGCGTCCAGGGTGGGTTTTGTTCGATTACCGGGGTTTCCTGCCCGCTCTTCGAAGGATTCTGACCTCAGGGATTTTGGGGGCGCCTGGATCACGATTTTGCCAGAATGCGACGGCGGTATGTGGATTTATTGCGATTGGACCCTTGGAGTGACAATTTTTGCAGGTGAGGCAGGACCAGCCGTCAGGGTGCTCGGTATGGACGATTTTGGTTGAGCCGCAGAAAGGGCATGGCATGAGGGGTTGACCTTTTGTTTGCCAGAAGGTGGGGCGCATACGAAGTCGATTTTAAGGATGGCTCTATGATAACGGGATGGGAAAGCGGCGCGATAATTTCTGTTGAGGAGTTCGAGGCTTTTGGGTTGCTGGATATTGGTGATAATAGCCGAAATGCCGCTTCTATTTTTGTTCGAGAAATCTGTTATCGGGCAATGATAATGGTTGTCGCCGGGGTTGATGGCGAGAATGATTTTCTTTCCGATACCAAGGGAGTCCAGGAGGTTTTGGGTAAGAGCAGGCGCGAATTTGATGCGGTCGCGGCTTATCTGGATGAATTGATTATGGTGATGCCATGGGAATCCGTTTTGGACTAGCCAGAAGCACCATGGGTAGGTGTGTGGGACAAGGAATAGTTTGAAGCCGGCGCCGGTTTTTGTGATGTCCTGGAATTCTTTTTTGGAGCAGAAGAATTTCAAGTTTTCTTTCCCCGTGATTTGCCTTGCTTCTGGTTTTTGTCGTCCTGACCGTAAAAGACTTTGGCATCGTTTGCCACGGCCCATTTCTCGCAGGTTTCGCCGTAATAAGCCCTGGTGCAGGTGAGATAGCCCTCTTTGTGCGCCGTTGGGTCTGGGCCGATGAAATAACCGTCGGTAAAGAGAATTCTGTTGGTTGGCAGCGCCGCGAACTGGCCGGTATCGAGTTTCAGAATATGAGCGCATTTGCTTTGTTCAGGATCGAAACAGAAGGTGGTATCAACGCCGTTGGTCGGCAGCCACTCGATTGTGGCCATGTAATCGCCACAAACCTTTTCCCTGGTCCTGAGCATGGCGATGGCTCTGTGATTTAAGAGGTAAGCAAATTGGATTACCACGATATTTGGGCTGAAACAATCCCATAAACAAAGGTCTTCGAGCGGCAGTAACCGGTCCGGCGGAACTTCGTGAACGATGGCATTGAGCGGGATGCCGCGAAAATGAGCGCCAGTCCTGAGCATAACGTCGAAGGACAATGCACGGGCGGGGATCGAGCGCACTGCGAAGACATGGGCTTCCGTGAATTTGCCCCTGCCCCTTTCATGATTGAAAAGGAATTCGTTTCTGACCCAAACCCGGGTCGTTGGAAAATCAGCGCAGAGTTCCATGGCGAATCATGCTGTAACCCATCTTGAGCGCCCACAGGGGTTGATCGTGAATTTGGCGATGCCCGGCGCGGCTCACGGCAAGCCAATATTCCTGGTCGAGCAGAAGTTTGCCCCGGCCTTTCATGTGATGAATGTCCTCGGAGGAGCGCCAGGGATAAACGGCGCAACGCGGATTAGCTTTCAGAAAGGCTTCCCTTTGCGTCCTGTAAATTTTCATCGCGGCTTCCATTTTTCTTGATCTGCGCCGGAGTTTACGTTTCTTCTTCGGCGTTAATTTCGCATTTGGCATTGTCGTCCATAATGCTTTACCATGGCTCCTTCCAGGTTTCCTTGGATTGCTTTTTAGCATTGGCTTTTTGAATTAAATGATCGACTAATTCCCGGCCGAGAGCAAATCGCGCGAATCGCAAATGTTTGCATCTATGACTGTCGCCGATGGGTTTTGCGCCGCGATTAAGGTCTTTCTGCAACCGGAATTGGAAATCGGGGCAACCGCAAAACCCGTTGCCATCCCACGCCATGAGATCGACGAGATAACAGGTTGTCCATTCATGGTCGCTTTGCACCCAGCAACGCAGGAGTTCATTTGGGAATTGGATTACGCGCACTATTTCAATTCGCGCCGCAAACAATTCAGGAGCCACGATTTCAGTGTGATTCCTTTCCTGATGAGCTTGATTCGCAACCGAATCCTGAGAGCAGGGTCGATTTCAATGACGAGAAAATGTCTGCGCCGCATGCCGGAAATATAAGTTGTAAATCAGGCTTTACAAGGAAAATGTTACGGCTAAAATGCCAATGTGATAGTTATGAATGGAACCCTGGTGGAAGCCGTGCTCGAATTCTGGAAAAGGTATCCGGCACCGAACAGAATGGATTTGTTGCTGCTCCTTTTATTGGCCGGTGCCTGCGATGAGCATGGGGTTGTGAAAACCACAATCACCTGCATCTCTGAGAGGACAAGGCTGAGCAAAAAGCGAGTCACGGCGGCGATCCATAATTTGGGGTGTAACGGCGGCATCCATTTCAGAAAAGACGGCAATAATATCCGGTTGGTTTTAATCCTGGGAACCCAACGCTCAAAGGCGGAACTCCATGGCTAAAATACTACCAGCGAATTTGTGCCCGGCCTGTAACGAACCCTTGTTGTTGGAGGCTCACTCGGGTTGGTGCTGGGTATTTTGCGGCAACGGTGAATGTCCTCAACCGAAGTTAAACGACGGCGCAAAGGGCCGTAACATCGAATCGGCTTACCAAGCCTTGGAAGAGATTTACGAGTCCCTGGCTTGAACGATTTTCTTGAGGAAATCGGATTCCGCGCGGCAGATGTTTGCCAGGATTTCCCGACCATCTTTCTCGTGAAACTCCGAGAGTTGTTGGTAAAGCCTGATTTCGCGTTGAAGACAATCAAGGAACATCCGAAGTCTTGCCGCGCGTTTTTGCCGCCATCGCTTTTGATGCCTAGCATGACAACTTCGGCACGTTCGCTGACCCGACCTTCTTGGGTTGCCACATTTGCATTGCTTGTTCACGTCAGAATGACGGATGGAGATTTATCTTTGGACTCGATGCAATGCTCCAGGTTGGAGTTGATCCAGTCATTTGCAGCTTTTTTGGTGCAGCCAGTTATTTTCCTGTAAAGATCGGCGAGTGGCCCCAAGCCGACCTGACAGGTTTGAACGAAGAGTTGCTGCAATTGTTTCGTTGAGAGCGGCGCTCCATCGACACTGAAATCCTTTTGGTTAAGCCTGAATTGGTTTTCCAGGGTTTCCCATACCTTTTGGGGATCGGTAATCTTGCGCTGTTCACCCGTTGGTTTCAAGGCCAAGCCGGGTATGACCACCCCTTTTTCCAAATCGGCTTTGACCGCGGCCTTGATTTTATCGGCGATGTCCAGGGCCAGGGTTGCGGCATTCCAAAGCCTGAACTTTTGCTCCGGGGCAAGCAATTCCCACTTGGGTTGCTGCAAGGTAAAGGCAACGGCAAGAGCCGGCGGACAGGTTTTCTTGGCTCGACAGAACTTGCATTGCCGGGTTCCAGGGTATCGCGGGGCATCGGGGACCATGACTCTGTGAATGATGCCAAGGAGTTCCGACTCGGCGCCGGCCAACGCTTCGAGGTCGTAATCGCAGGCTTGCCCCTTTTTGCGGTTAGGCTGATTGATGGCGACTCTCACGATTTCGAGGTCGTAATTCCTTGCCAAGAGAACCGCTAAAACCCTTAGTTGCAGATTGGATTCACTCGGTGGCACCCCGAGCCAGCCCGTTTTTAGATCAACGATGAGACCCGCCTTTGCCTTGGTACAAATGGCCTGATAATCGGCTTGGCCGGAGAACAGTTTTTGGCCTTTGCGCCGATAAAACAGCCTTTTCTCGCGCTGCTCGACTAGCGACATTCGGTTTACTCCGATGTCATCAAGCCATTCCTCGACGATGATTTCGTGGGAACCCCTCGATTTAGCTATGAATTCGGCGTCGCCAGGGTCTAAATCCAGGACATCACCATCGGTATCGGCTTGATGAAGTTCGGTTCCCCTGTGTGCCCACGGACTTTCCTCCTGCGGCAAATCCTTTTCGGCACTGTATTTGCCGGGGCAAAGGGCGTAGGACTCGAAGGCCGATGCCGATGGTAAACCGAGCCTGGCGTCAGTTTCCATTGGTTTTCCTATTGATTTGGACCTGAGCTTTAACGGCGGCCCAGTTTTCGATGAGATCGGCGAGAACATCGTCGGACACCGAGACGAGCATATCAGTTTCCTCGCGGCAAAGCTTGCGCCGGATGAGAATCGCGAGGATTTCGGCTTCATCGACGGCATCTCGCTTCATCAGGGCATAGATGCGATCCACGATTTGAATTTCGGCTTGATCGGCAACGGTTTTGGGTTTCCTGCCTCTCCTTGGTTTTTCCGGGGGGTCCTGTGGAGCCTCCTGTGCGGGTTCCTCCGGGGTTTCATCATCGGGAATGGTATCGTCAGCATTCTCTGGTTCCGGCTCGCCTAATGGCAATTCCGTGGCTTCCCCGGCCGGTTCGGATGAAAAGACAGGCTTTGCGGCTCGATACCGTTCATTTTCTGTTAAGGCTTCATCGTCTTTTTCGAGGAGGACCATGATTTCATGGCTGATGGGGAGCCATTTGGCCAGCCTTTTAAAAATGGTTTTTTTGGCCATTTCATCGAAATCTGTGACCCAAGGCCCGTTATCCCTGGCTTTCGATCGTTTCCTCACTTTTTCGATGTCGGAGATATGCATGATGTCGAATTCCTCGGCGCCGCCTTGAAGTTTAACGTAAGAGTAGTAAACCGTGGGTTTACCCCTGTTTTTGTAATTGGGCTTGTGCTTGAGGAACTTGCCGGTGCCGAAGAGATAATCGAAATCGTCATGCTCACCAACCCAATCGCTGTGGATGTTTTCGATGAGACCGGTGCGCCGCACTAATTGCACAATGCCTTTGTAATCAAGGATTAGGGTGCAATTCGTTCTATTTGTTTTGTTGTCACGATACGGGATGAGGTGGGCCTGGCCGCCGGTTGGGAACAGACCCATGGCGGCGATGTCGAGAATGCAATGGGCCAAACTGACCTTGGTGCATTCGCCGAGCCTCGGAGTTTTGTTGAAAGCAGAGAGAATTGCGGATAGGAACGTTGGTTTTCGGATATGCTTGGGCAAAACCTCGTCGAGTTGTTTGGCCAGGTCGTTTTCGACCCAACCACGGATTTCTTGTTTGCCCGGGACTGGCACCATGGATTGTTGTTGAATGCTCATACCGAGAAGATACCGGTTCCACGTAGAACCGTCAACAATTATTTTGCGGCTAAAAAGACGCGGCATTAACTTGCCGTTTTACGTTTTCTGGTATCAGCTTTGGCGTGCGCGAGTTATGGGAATTGACCGGTGAGAATTTCGTTCTGCCTATTTCTGTTGAGCCGAGCGAAACCGCGTTTGCGGTGAGGCTCGGCGCCGGTCTGAGGTTGCTACAAAAACAACGGGACTCCGGCGGCGCTCTGCTTGATGCCGTGGCGACGAAACGGGTTGGGGGCCGTTGGTTCGTGACTCAAGAACAATTGACGGTTGTGGCGCGCCGCAGCCAGCAAACAGAGCCAGAGGAAGTTCTCTTCTGGACACCGGAAAGGAATGTAACGGTGATGCCATCTTTAACGAAGCGGTGGAGAGGGTTTCTTGATAGTTTCGTGGCGAAGTTGACGAAGGCAGGATTCCCCATGGATTCCCAGGAGATAACCGAGACATGGGTGAGTTTCTGCAATGTGCTCCTGGAAATACTGGTGGTTGAAGAGAAACCCATCGACCTGTTTTTCTGCGAAATTTATCCCACGGCATTGCGCCCGAACATTCAAGACCTGTTTTTTTCCGCGAGCCTTATAAGAAAAGGAGTCAAGACGCCGAGCGTCATGCTTGAAGCCAAGGTGAATCTTAATGAATTTAATGGCGACCCATGGTTTTTGATGGTTCGTCCCGATGATGGTAACATACATTTGGCGCGTCGCCTTGGCATTCGCGCGACGCAGTATTGGATGAAGGCTGCGGCTGGAAATGAAAAGGTGAGGTTCGGTTATTATGGCGCCGTGGATTACTGCCGGAAAGCCATGGAACGATGCAAAAAGTATTGGCAACATGAACATAAAACGTTTGCGGCGCACAACAATTACATGGTTAAAGCACGGGGCCGCGTGTGTGGCGACGACGGTGAGGATAGGTTGGTGGCTGCGAACCAGGATCACGGCAAAAGACCTCCTTGGCAGATTGACGGCCTCTCTTTGGACATACTTGGTTTCCCCGCGGGTAAGCAAAGCGATTTGGATGGGAAGGATAAAATCCTGCATGAGATGCCCGGTGTGGAACGCCAAGGAGAAACTGTGCGGTACCCCGGGCCGGACGGTAAAGATAGGGACTGACATTTATCAGCAGGGCTGTTTATGCTATATGCCATGCGCGGCGAAGCTAAAGGCCAAACATTGTTGGGCAAATGAAATCGTTGGCGGTCAATCGGAAATAGGGTGGAAAGAGAAATATGGCTAACAACAAAATGCGATTGGAGCGGATACCGATTGGCTTGGGCCTGATCGGGCTAAAGAATTTGCCGGCAAAGAAAGCCTTTCGGAAGCTGGAAAGGTCGAGTCACAAACTTGGTTTAATCAAGGCCGGGGCGAGCATTTTGCGGGACATCATGAACCTGGGTGTTGGCGTTGATACCGTTGGGCCATTGCAAATGGCCAAGGGCTATTCCGTGATGACACAGCAGATGGTGGCGAATGCCATGCTGCAATTGAATACGTTGATCGAGAACGCTGAGAGCGATGAGGTTCGAGAGCGGGCGATTTACGCCCTTGGCTATCTGGCAAAGCGCATGAGTGACGTTACCCTTGCTGTGCGAACCATTGAAGCCGAGGAGAAAAGCGGGGTGAAAACGCTTAAACGCAGCTTTGTGCCATTGCGAGAGATTAAGGAGGCGCTGGTTGTGGAAAAACCCGTTGATAAAGGCAAAGGCAAGGTTTAGAATCCCGGATATGGCGCACATTGACGACGACATAACGCATTACAACCCGGACACCGGGCACCCACCGCCGCCCTCAACATTTCTATGTGACCAGAGCCATTACTGCATTGCTGGGTCGCCGGAGGGCATAATTTCGGCTCGAACAGGCGCGATAGCCATCGACACGGATAGTTGCGAACTTTGGTTGAAACGGACCGGCACGGAGAAAACGGGTTGGTGCCCCGTTGGTGGTGAGGAGGGAGAGGTCGCAGGTTTAGGCACGCCTGGTTTCGTTCCGTTATGGGCGACGCCATCAACACTCACGGACTCGCTGTTGCAGCAGGTCACAGGCGACATCGTATTGACAAGCGGCCAGTTGTTGTTGCCGAACGGCACAGCAGCCGCGCCTAGCATTGCGTTTGCGAATGATTCAGGGACAGGGTTTCGATTAAATGCTGCCTCTGACATTAGGTTGTCTATTGGTGGTATTTCCAGACATGGCTGGACTGGAGATACATATTCCATCTTTCAGGATGCCGCAAGAATAGCATTTGGTTCATCTTCTGATGCTTTTATACGTCGTGATGACCCTAACATTATTGCCATTCGCAACGGCACAGCCGCACAGGAATTTCGCATCTGGAACACAGACGGCGTTACAATCGACGAGTTCGTTTCGATTGGATTCAAGAACAACGCTAATATCCTTACGATTCAGACGGAGCAAGTTGGTGGTGGAACGGTTAAGAACATTGCGTTCATGGGTGGGAAAGTGTCGGTTGGGACGCTAGCCATGCCTCCCATTACTAGTATAAATGCTAATGAGGGTATCCAACTTAGCGGGCAGTTAGTTCTGAGCGGTGGTGGGGATAGGACGATTCGAACAGACAACTCAAGTGCGTCTTTACGTTTTGGGTTGAATGAAACACTAGGCGTAACAAATTGGAAATTTCATAATAATTCAATTGAGGTAGCCAGAATTACAAGCAATGGCAGCTTATTACTTGGAACTACGAGTAATACTGGCAAAGTAGTAATCAGCCAAGGCACAATCACAACTGATCTTAAGGCGTTGGACATATCTACGACGTGGAATAATGCTGCGGTTGCGTTTGGTGGTATTAACTTGGCTGTTACAGGCACAGCAGCGGCAAATACATCCCGTCTAATAAACTTAGTGTCTGATGGGTTCGTAAAGTTTCAAGTGGCTAAACGCTCGGGAACAACATACGACACCCATATTGATGTAGGCGGACGGTTGGGTTGGCTTACAAACTCACAGTTCGAATCTTCAGTGGATGGAAGTATAACGCTGCTTAACGCAGCTGCGACAAGCTTCACCGCACTAAACTTCGGTGGAGTATCAGCCAGCTTTCCATCACTACGGGTTTCTGGCGCAGAGTTGCATCTAAAATTAGCTGATAATAGTGCGTTCACTACGTTGCAATCGGGTCATCATTTGCCGGGGGTAGATGATACGTTTGATTTGGGTTCTAGCTCACTACGTTGGAAAGATTTGTATTTAGGTCCAGGCAGCATCCTAATAGGTGATAATCCACCAGCAACAGGAATAATCAAGGTAGATGGTGGAACTGTCATTGGTAGCACACCAGTTATAAACCTCAATCAAACATTAAACAATGGTGCTGTGCAGTTTAGAGCATTTGATCTTAACATCACTAACACAGCAAGTTCCATAGCTTCCACACTGTTCAGGATACGTGTAGATGGCACCACAGTCTTTGGTATTCGCGTTGGTGGTTTGTGGACCATAGGTGGGTCCCCATTATCAGCTAACGAAATTGTGGGTGCTAACTCTGGTGCAACCGCAATGGAGCGCAAGACTATCACTGGCGCTGGTGGCATCACCATCAACCAGAGCGTCGGCGGCATTGAGATTGACGGGGCCGGTGTGGGTGGCACGGCTGCCGGGCCGGAGGGCGCGGTGCAACTGAACCAGAGCAGCGCGTTTGCCGGCGAAGCGGACTTCATCTGGGAGGATGCGGATGACACGATCCGGTTGGGCCAAGGTGATGCCACGAGCACGGTTCGATTGTGGTGCGATGCCGGGGCGCCCAACATCTTCGCCATTGGTCCTGCTCGGGAAGCCACAGGAGAACCCATTTTCAGATCGTATTACGATAACTCAGCGGCGACACCGAAGTATCTATCGATGGCGTGGCAAGGCACACCGGGAGCACCGCAATTCCATATATTCCCGTCTCAATCAGCCAGTTTGAAACTGTCAGTTCCGAATTCCAGTGACATTATACTTTTCAACGTCAATACGGGCGGGCCTGACCCAAGGAGAGTCGCCGTGGACGCCACAGGGCTTCAAATAGGCACAGTCGGGGTGAATGGCAGCAGAATGACAATGTGGCTGTTCAATACCGCCAACCTCGATTTCGGGACCATTGGCGCCACCAACTCCGTAACCAGGACGATAACCGTGACTGGCGCTCTTGCAAGTGACGTAGTGGCGGTGGGTTATCCCGACAGTTTTGCGAATACGGAGCTTATTCTCGTAGCCTGGGTAAGCGCCGCTGACACAGTTTCAATCAAGGCTAAAAACCCGAACGCAGTCGGAGGCATCACACCTGGCGCTTCGGACTTTGACGTGTTCGTATTCCAGGGAGCTTGATTATGATTACACGAAGGAAAGCTTTGGTGTTGACGGTAGCCGGGGTGGCCATGGCCGGCTGTAAAACGTTCGTCCACCCATGGACCTACGACAAGTTCACTGGCAAAACCATCACCAGGGGCCAGATGCATGAAGGCTTGAAACTCCACGGTATCACCGCGGCCTTGGACGGGTCTCAGGATGACGTGTTCTCGCAAATGTCCCTGCCGTGGATAGCGCAACGGATCAATACCATCGGCAACAACTATCACGGCGCGGATTGCCTTTGGATCGCCAACCATTACCGCGCAAAGCATCAGCCGGGGGCCGTGGGTTCGTTGTTCGGCGTCGTCACGAAGGAATTCGCGCGCGGGTTGACCGGCAAAGCCGTGGGGAAAGGCCATGCGCTCAACGTGTATTGGACTGACGCCGGGGTCCGGGCCGTCGATTGGGGGTTCAGCCTGATCTGGACCATGGAAGATTTACTGGCTTATATCACGTTCGAACCGGGAGCTACGAAGGCGTATTCAAGCGCCCTGGTATGAGGACAATAACGGTGGAGATCAGCGATGCCATGTATGAGGCTGCAAAGCGTATGAACAAGGTGATGCCAGCCCGCTTCTTGGACGGCAAACCCATGGACTTGTCGCCCGAGGATTACATACGGAACCGCATCCAACATTTATGCCGTGGGTTCGTCGCGTTCCATGGCATGAAGGAGACGGAGCATTGCATCCACGATTAAAGCCATGGTAGTGCCTATCAGCGGGACGGTGACGGCGCAGCAAGGGGGAAGCTCGAACCCTTGGACAACGAATCTTAAGAGCATCAATGGCACCATCATATCGGATTCCAGTGTGCCGGTTAAAGGGGTTTCAGCGACTCGCGCCGATACATATACCGTGCCTGCAGACGGTGTTACCGTGAATGTCAGCACAAAACCGGTGAAATGCCACGCCATACAGGTGAAGGGCACCGGGGCGGTTGCGGATGCCTGGGATGTGCGATTGGAAGGGAGCCTTGACAACGTGAATTTCACCCAGATATTGCAGCACATCAACGGGACCAATACGGATGGCGAAGTCGTGTTCTCTGGGGCTGCCCTGGCGCCGAGCCTCTATTTTCGGAGCCGAGTCGAGACAATAACACTTGGCAGCGCCACGAATGTCGTGGTAACAGTACTTGGAACCGAGTGAACTTATGCAAATCGAACAATCCCATATTGGAAACCTGCTTGCCGCTCACACCGCCCTTGACGCCATCAAGGAGGACAAAACGCCGCGCTACGATTTCACGCCGAAAGTGGATTGGAGCATAAGCAAGAACATCCGGGTTCTCGCCAAGGAAAACGAGCGCATCGAGGAGTTGCGCCAAGACTTGGTGCGAAAACATGGGTTGCGTAAATTCAAGGAACCCGAGAAAGAAGCCGTGTATGACGTTTTCTTGGTGGAATGGCGGGCGGCAATGCAGGGAGAATTGGACTTGCCACTGTTGCACTTCATCAAATCCGATTTCAGGTTGAGCAACAACAAAATACCGAGGGGCGTCCTAGCCACGTTGGCGCCCTTGATCGACGATTTTGAAAGTGATGAGTGAGCCTAGCGAACCGAAAACCAGGGCTGACGGCGGGATGACTGATTTTATTCGACGCCCGAGTTTCGGAAAGGCCGTTAATCTCATGGCGTTGATTGCCGGACTCTCGGGATTCATGGGCGCTTGGTTCATAATCCCGTATAAGATCGAGCAATTGGAACAGCGGGTGTCCGTTTTGAGTTCAGACCATGACCTATTGATCGAATTGAGAGAACGATGCAAGTCAATCGAACGAAAAGTGGACCGGATCGCGCCTTAGCCGTGGCGGGGTTGCTGCTCTGGTTCGTCTGCGTCTGGACGGCGTGCAAAACCTTTGGTGTCAAATCCGTTGACCCTACTCCTGCCGACCCATTGACGAGAGAAGAACTTATGCAGGATATTGAAAGGCTAATGGATGAGTCCGAACAGAAAATCGACGAGATCATTCAACACAGGACAAAATAATGAGGATCAGTATTTCCTTGATCGGGCTGTTGTTGATTATCTTTGCCAGTGGTTGTCTCGGGTTAAAGCCGTTGAAACCAGGGAAGGCATCGCTTGGGCCGGGAAGCCCGGAGTTCACACAGTCCGAAAACCCGCAGGCCCCGTCCGAAGCCAGTCATGAGTCATCGACGCAAACTCAGAGATCGTTCCCGCCGGGAACCACGGTCACGGAAACCACGAAAGAAACTGGCAAAGATGGCGTTGAACGAATCTCTGGACTCCGAGTTTACCAGGTTCCATCCGCATTCGACGAACTGGAAAAACGATTAGACAAAAAGACGGTGAGCATAGGGGCCGCGCAGAAAGATTTGAGCCGTGAAGTCGCGGCGAAGCTCAAGGCGATGCAACCCGCGATATGGATTGGGCTGGCGCTAATTTTGGGGTCCCTGTTCTTATTCTGGAAAGGGTGGATAACACCGGGCTTGATAGCCGCTGGGGGCGGTATTGGGCTGATGTTATTCGCGAATCTGATAGCGAGCCATACCGTGCTGTTGCTCGTTTTAGCCTTGATAGGGCTGGCGATTTACATTGTGTTCTGGTCCTACAACAAGGGTTCGCTTGATCGAATCCTGCCAGATGCACTCGACAAGAACCCGCCCAAATCTGCCATTGACGGTGGGTTGTCGAAGCCAGTTGACAAAACCTGATTTAGTGACTATAGTCAAATGAATGATAACCTACGAGTTCAAGTTGAGACCGAACAAGGCCCAAGAAGCGGCTTTATGGCTTCAACTACAACTCACGCGAGAGCTTTACAACACCGCGTTGCAAGACCTAATCGCGCATTACAAGGAAACCGGCAAGCACTTGAACTTATTCACGCAAGACAAGGCGCACAACAAAGCGACGCACCCGCAAATGCCAGCCGCTCTTGTGGACACGACACTCAAGCGATTGCATCTGTCGTTCGCGCACTTCTTCCGGCGTTGCAAGGAAGGAGCGCGAAAGAAAGGTTTCCCGAGATTCAAACCAGCAAATCGTTGGCACTCTTTGCATTTTCGGGATGCTGCCGGCAATGGAATTTCGGATTGTTATTTCAAGGCAGGGAAAATTCTCGGGGGACGCATTCGATTCAACCGGCACCGGGATATAAAAGGTGTCATCAAGTTCTGCCGGGTGCTACGAAAGCCGAGCGGCTGGATTTTGCAAGTGGTATGCGAAACGAAGTTGGAGCCGTTGCCGAAGACCGGCAAGAGCATTGGGCTGGATTTCGGCGTCAGGCATCTGGTGACAGACAGCAACGGCGGCAAGGTGGGGAATCCGAACCATCTCAAGAAATCATTGCGCCGGTTGCGAGTGGCACAACGGCGGATTGCACGCCGCAACAAAGGCAGCAATCGTCGGAAGAAAGCGTGCCGAGTGGCTGCGCGGATTCACGAACGGATTGGAAACCAGCGGCGCGACTACTTGCACAAGACGGCAAGGCATTACGTCAACGGTTACGACACTATCTGTGTCGAAAATTTGAACGTGTCGGGGATGGTCAAAAACCATCACCTTGCGCGGGCAATCACAGACGCATCATGGACGATGCTGCGACGGTTCATCGAGGCCAAGGCTGCAAGTGCCGGGCGCACGGTGATCGCGGTGCCTCCGCATTGGACATCCCAAAAGTGTTCATCGTGCGGGGAAATCGTACAGAAGGCGTTGAGCGTGCGAACGCACGTTTGTCTGCACTGTGGTTACTCGGACTGCCGAGACACCAATGCGGCAAAGAACATTTTAAGGCTGGGATGCAGCCTTCAGGGAGAGGTTGCAATAGCGACCTCGTTGAACTGATAAACATCGGATTTATCCGATGAGCAATCACAAAAACCCGAAACCAAAGGATTGATTATGATACTCGACTTAGTTGGAACCGCCCTGATCGTTTGGGCCGCAATTCTCTTTAACAGTTTTGCAGTCAAACAAGCTGGCAAATACGTGACGAAAAAGGAGTGGTGGAACATAACCATTCTCGGCGCTGTCACGGCTGCCATAACAGCCTTGATATTTCACGCATTGCGATGATAACAGGTTTGCGAACAATACCGGGGCGCGCCAGTGAAAGGGTTAAAGCCCTGCATCGCCATGCCGCGGTGGGTGATCAATCGACGAGCCAGATGATCGGCGCACTTGTTACCGCTGGCAAAACGCTTTACGTCACCAACATCGTTATTTCTGCGTTCAATGTAAACACGGCCTCCAGGGCCGTGTTTAACGTCCTGGATGGCGATGGCGGCACGTTGCAGTTGCCTATGCTCCTGTCGGCTGCATCCGCGATTGGCGGTGGAACATCTGCCGCGCCGCCAACTGTGTTCGGCATGGAGACCGAACCGTTGCCGTTCACGATCGGGTTTTGGGTGCAGATTGTTGTCGGCACGCTAACGTATAGCGCGTTGTGGATTGGGTACGAGGTTTAGCTGGCAGGCGCCGTTGGCTTAATCTCCTGACCTGACGCGGCAAGGGCAGCCTTGGCTGCTCGCATTCGCGCTTTTTCCTCACTCAAAAGCTTCGCCCATCGCTCCATCTCTTGCCTGGTCCATTTACGAAGACCCGTTTCGTATTCCCGGACGTAACGCGGTTTGACTCCAAGTTTCCAAGCCATCCATCTCCGTCCCCTGGATGTCCTGTGTCTGGCCTTTTTCATAGTCAACCCAATTACTGCATCCGACATTGCGTATGGCTTTAGCATTCTACCCTTCCTGGCCTTGCGCGAGCAGCACGCGGCCACTAGCGATTTTCCTTCGCCTTTTTGTTCTGGCGCAGCCGCGTCATCTGATCGCATCACCCTCGGAGTCTGACCTCGGCTCCCTCTATCGCCCCCGAGCCATCCCCGATGCCATCTAAAGCAGAGCTTAGCTTACGACTAACGCCAGACCGTTGATTTCCACAGGATTTTGTTGGCCCAGATTTTTTCTTGGCCCCGCGCATCCCTCCTGGCCGGGATCAGCCAGCTTTCGCGTTTCACATTCCTCGCCGCCGTGCGCACGGAGTTGTAGCGGTGCCTGAACAATGCAGGCAATGAGAATAGGAATGTGGCCACTTGCAACTTGCGTTGCAACGTCCGGTTGTGAATTAGGCCGCGCCGCCCCCAAGGCTCTCGCCATTGGTCGTAATCGCCGCGACTCGCACTCGCCCCATGCCAGCCAGTACATGAAGCTGCTAGGTGAGACCATCCTGTGAAGATGCTCCCTGCCGATTTGTTGGCATTGGTCGGGAGCAGACCGTTGGAACGACAAAAATAATGCCGGGGATCGATGTCGCTCCATGCAATGCAAAACTCTGTGGTGGAGAAGGTGCGGGCGCCCGGCTCGTTTGCCACACCGATCAAATTGTTTACAGGATTTTGCATTACGCCAATAGACTTGCGCATCCATCGTAAATTCGTCAACACTTTTTTTGCGTTGCGGTTGGCCCGTTTTCGGGCTAAGAATTCTGCCGTGAGGACCATTTTGGCTGCCGCGAATTTGATACCGCCGTGTTTATGCCGATTGGTGGCCCGGCAGAATCATGGGTCCAGGGGGATAACCCATGCCGAATTGGCGCGGCGCTCCGGGTTATCGAAGTCCAAGGTTATGGACCTCTCATTCCGAACGTCGTGGGATGGCGTTTCCATTGATGTCCTGCAAAGGTTTGCCCTGGCCTGTGGGGTCAATCACATGCAGACAAGGCGCACCCTGGAATACCTGCGGCGCCGCAAGATGATGCATGTCCGGCAGGCCCCACCGGCGAGCCGCAGGTTCTACGCGCGGTTATTCGAGCTGGTCAAACACTGACGAGGTTTGGGCTGTGTTCCGTGGCGTCTGGGCGGTGCATTTCCTCCTCTAATTCATACACGGATTCCATGTAAATGGGGTAAGACATGGCATCGAAGACATGGCGTAAATGCTTGTTGTTCATGACGTATTCCTTGCCTTCGCCCTTTCGGATTTCCTCAAACATTTGAATGGTTTTCTCGCAGCGCGACGATACGAAAAGCCGTTTCTGACGCAGCAATTTACGGATCAACCTGACTCTGGCCTGAACTGAATCCATGGGTTTAGCCACGCCTTCGAGCCTGATTTTGCCATGGGACGCCGCCATGACCTCCATGTAATCGTAACTTGCGCTTGATGGTCGCCAGACATTGAGGGCTGAATCATCGGACCAATGTTGCCAGTCGAATGCGCGATTATAGATTTTCTCCAATTGCCTTTGTTTTTCCAGGAATTCCTCGGTGATTTCGCCGATGCTTTTCTGTTCGCCAATGGAATAAACCTCATCGAGAACGGACCAGCAAGCCGCCATGGCGCCTTGCCTGATGATGCGTTTATCCAAAAACACGATGGCATGATTGACGAAACCAAGGTCCCAACCTGAGAAAAGTGTTGTGGTCGATGGCGATACGTCTATCTGATCGCCTTCACCGGGTTGACCCCCGATAACGTGGGTGTTGCGGCTGAATAAATCCGAGAAATGCCGATCAGCCCTGACGCTGGTATCGCTATGAATGCCAAGGACATGGGATTCGTAGAGGGCGCGGTCGTCGGCGCACAAGGATTCCAATTCTTTGGCGCGCCGAGGGTTAATGCGAGGATTATCCTTCATGAACATCTCGATTAGGCCCAGGTCGGCTTGGAACTCCGGGTCGGGATGATCCTTTTGGACTCGTTCCTCATACCAGAGTTTGTAGAACCATGATTTGTTGCCTTCATCTTCATCGGGGTTGGTGTCGGCAAGCCACTGATGGTAGATGTCGGGTTCATTGTTCTTGGGTTCCAAGTGAGGCATACGAAGGCAGGGCAGGGAATAAATGAGGACTTTGCGGGTCTTGAACAGGCTCAATTCGGAGAAGAAAACCATGCTGAACCGTTTCCCCTTGAGCTTGGCGGCGACTTCATCATCGTTGTCGATTGAGAATAGTTCGGCCCTCGAATCGCCACCGTAATAGTTGCGAACCGTGAAATAGACGGTTCGAGTTTGAGGGTCCTGTTTGGTTCCCGGTGTGCCTCTGGCATCAATGCTGGTGAAGTTGAACCCGATGTCGGCATTGATCCATTCCGGGATGGCGTAGGTGAGGAGATCGTTCCACGTCCCGGAATCCTTGGCGAGTTTGATGGTTTTGGCCACGAAAGCCACTCGGGCGCCAGGCGTCTCGAATAAATGTCGGCAAATTCTGTGCACGCAGATCCATGTTTTTGCGGCGAGCCTGGAGCCGGAAACGAGAAGGATGCGGGAACGGGAATTGAAAACATCCCATTGTTTGCCAAAAAGGTCGGGTTGCCACGGTTCAGCGTCTTTACGATGTTCTTCCGGGACGAGCTTGGCGGATTGCTGGATACGCTTGGGTCTAGCCACGAGACAATTCTAGTTTGCAAAGTGGAAAAAGCAACGATAGGATGTGGCCATGGACAAACTCTTGATAACGCCGGAAACGGCTGCCGAGAAACTTGCGGACTGCAAGGTTGGTGACACCAAGGAAATCACGATGACCGTAAAGGTCACGAGATTCGATGATACCTGGTTCGAGGCCGATGTAACGAGCGTGGACTACGTGGAGCCAAGCGAAGGCCCAGGAGAAGGCGAAGCGGAGGCCGCTGAACCAATTGAGACCGCTGGTGAAGCCGAGCAAACGAGTCCGAGAAGGCCGGCGGCGGTTATTGCCGTTCTTGGCAAGGGCAAGTAAAATGGTATCGCTCGACATTTTGGAGCGCCGCGGATCGTCGGCGGAGAAGATACGTCCTATTCTTGAGGAGCATGGTTCCGGGACGGGCGCCGGGGCGGCGCTCATCAATTATTACAAGCACAAGGACAGTCACGACCTTACTATTGCCGAGAAGATTGGGCGTCTCAGAAACAGGATGCGGCTTCGGATTCAGGGCGGCAGGGAGAACAACATCCTGACCCACAAATTGTATCACGCCCTTGATTTGGCTTGGGACATCCCGTTCCGGCAGATCAGCCCGACGCTCCTCGGGAGTTTGATTGATAAAGACGCATCGACCGACGAGGTTTTGAACAAATTGAACGCCTGGGGTTTCAATGTTTCCGAGGTAATCACGGAGACCGAAGACCCTAAAACGGGCAAGAAGATCAAGAGAATTGATGTGCCCGCATTTTTCCATATCTTTGTGCCGCTTGTCAGGGCCTATGTGACTATTCGTTGGGCGAAATTAACGAATGACAGGAGGCTTCAGCCGTTCTTCAAGTTCGATCCCGGGGTCAACAATGAACGCACGAGAATGCAAGCAGAGATCATCACGCACAGAATCGAAGTGATGTCCAGGCAGATGGGCTATTTCAACGTGATAAAGCAGGCCGTTTTTCAAATGTTGCATTATTCGAGAGCCTTGATATTTCCCGTCGAGGAATGGTTTAGCGAGGAGCAGGAGTACATCAATGAAGACAAGAAGATTGGAATTCAAGTTGTTCGCGAGGGAATACGTTATCATCTGCCGCACCCTACGCGAACCTTTATCGACGAGAACCATCGCCCGAGCACCTACAACACGAATACGGGCTGCGAATATGGCGGCTACTGGCGGGTGTTGAGATACAAGGATGTTCGGGATCAACCGGATTTCTTCAATATCGACAAGATTTCCATAGGCGCAACGGACTGGTGGAATTCGGCGAATGTGTTCTTCAACACGGTTTACAACGTATGCACCATCAAGACACCGACAACGGCGAGTGCTGTGCCCAGGGATAGAGAGACGAAAATGGCGGAGCAATATTACAGCCAGGCGCATGAGGATCAAAGTGTCTTGATAACCGAGTATTACGAGAAACTCATACCCAAGGAGAATGGCCTTGGGGATTATGAGCATCCGGTCTGGTTCAGATTCGTTGTAGCCAGTGATGACACCATCATTTACGGGGCGCCCTTGCCGTATAACCCCATTATTTACATGGGCTACGACGCCGACGAACAGCGGAGCCAGAATGCATCTTTATCGCTCGAAATTCTGCCGTTCCAGGATCAGATAAGTAATTTGATGACGCAATATCTTCTTACCATCCGGCAGAATCTAACGAATGTGACTTTTGTGGATGAAGACGTGTTGCAGGCAACCGAGGGCGGCGGATTGAAGGTGATTCAAAATCTCGGTGAGAAATTGTGGCGCAAGGTGAATTTCCTCAAGTATTCCGGGAGAAAGGCGAAGGTGGCGAAGCACGATATTCCGAACGCCTTTTACAGCCACAGATTCCCGAACATGAATTCGCAGGAGATTCTTCAGGGGGTAAACACCATCTTGAACATCTTGGAACGGATATTGGTGATGAGTGCCCAGGAAGTTGGGTCAGCGGCGAGCCACGAGCAGACCGCTGAAGAGATCAGGAATGTTTCAGCATCGACATCGACACGATTGATGGCAACGGGCATCCCAATTGATGAAGCCAGCGAGGCCATGAAGTTGCAGCTTTATCAGGCCCTAATGGCATACGGGCAGGATGAATTTTACGCCCAGGTGCCGCATGATTCCAGGATAACCAAGGAAACCTTGGAGAAATATGGGTTTACTTGGGATGAAAGAAACGATCCCAATACAAGGGAGAAACAGATCACGGTGAAAGTGAAGAAGGGCGCGATATGGATGGAGAGTTTCACCAGTAAACGGGATGTCTATGACAGGGTGAACAACGTGCAGATCGCGGCGGCCTTGGCGAACTCTTTTGGTCAATGGCTTGGCAATCCCATGCTCTCCACGGCGGTTGGCGCGGACCAAGCTCTTGAGGTTATTAACCTCATCGCGCGGCTTGCCGGGTTCCCGCGAGAATTCAAATTGGAGAACAAAGGCGAGATGCCACCGGAACAAATGCAGCAACAACTGGCGCAATTCGCGAAGCAATTGAGCGATGCTATCTTAAATCAGGTTAAGGAAGGTTTGACACCAGTGATTGAAAATCAGAAACAAATGGGTGAAACCTTGCAGGAACTCGGGCGAATCGTTGAATCGCTCATGGCAGCCGGCCAAGCCCCGGCGCCGGTTCCACCCACAGAATATGATCGACCATACATTCCGCCCTTACCCCAAGGAGAAGGTGAGCCGGTTGCGCCAATGGCTCCGCCTCCCGGAATCACAATTGTTTAGGGACCAACTGAACACCCTGGCAATCGAGGAAACTCTGATTGCCGTTGGTAAATCCATGGAGAGCCTTGATGAGAAATCAGAGGCGGCATGGGCGGAGCACCATTTTCGGCAGGCGAAGAAATATCTGGACTTCATCGAGGTAATGGAGTTAATTGCGTCTGGAAAGTCGCCAAACAATCTCGGTGAAGCCATGGATTACGGCGACATAGAACTGCGATCAACCCATTAACTCACTATGCCAGCCATCAAGGAAAAAGAGGCAACACAGGAGAAAAAGGACGAAGGCGCCGAGGTCCTGTCGAAGTTGAGTCCTGAGGAGTTGGAGAAGCAAAGGGTGGTATTCCTCCATAAACATGGTTTTGGTCCGAAACCCATTGAAGAACCAAAGAAAGATCAGAAACCCGACGAACCCGAGAAAGGCGAGGCCAGCGAGGAAGATGAAAAGCCCGAGAAGCCCGAGAAGCTGGAGAAACGCGAGAAGCCTCCAAGACAGGAGAAGCCCAAGCCGAATAAGGGCAAGGTCGATGAGGAGTTCGCGGAGAGGTTCGCCGATAGGCTCGTGGAATCCGTGGAAACAAGGCTTGGCAGGAAGGAGAAAGCCGAGGAACCCGAACCGGAACCACAGGAAGATAACAGTGCCGAGTTGGAGGTTCTTGAAGAATTGGAGCTAACCAATGCACGGTATAAGGGGATTCGAGATGCCACGGAAAAGTTCTGGAAAAAGGAGGAGAAATACGCGCAGGAATGGAAAAAGGTCAATGCCGGCCAGGAATTCGATCCTGAGGGCGCTGAACACGAGGATTTCTACGCAAAGGAACAACCGAAGTATGAGGAAGAAGATTTGGCATCGGCCCGGCGCCGCGTCGAGACGCGAAGAATAATCAAGGAAGAAATTGCGCCCACCAGGGACATGGTGGGTAAGGAGACGGGCAGGTTACGCGAGGAGATGTTGATGCGCAGCGAAGGGCCGGCTCTGCAAAAGATCGCTTACGACAGCGTGACGAGGATGTTGCAGCAATCCGCGCCCGACCTGGCGAAGCTGGCAACGAATGACAAGGGCCAGATCGTATTGACCGAAGAATCCCTGAAAAAGATCGAGGAAGCCGACCCGATTGCCCTTGAGATTCTCAATGAAGAAGCGGAACAACTGAGGAATCTCGTCATTGAACTCGAAAAACTGTGGCGTTACCCAGGGGCGTATCCAGCCAATGATGACTTCGCGATTACGATGGCCAACGGTCACACGTATCATCCTCACCGCGACCTCCTTGGGTTTGCCTCGCGTTTGGAGAAGGACATCTCGGAACTCCAGAAAGACGAGACCAAGAAAGACGGCAAAACATTCATGACGTTGCAGGAATACACGGAGCGCACGGAGAAAATCTTGAAATCGAAGATGATGAATCCGCCTCAGAAAACATCGGCGTTGCGGGACATGAAAACGCGATATTGGCTGCTTACTTCGGAAGACATTGAACGCGCTCTTGTTGCCGATTTTTCGGAACGAACCCAGGCAAGAATCAAGAAAGAGACGGATCGGTTGGAAAACTGGAGTAAACGCAAACCCAAAGGCGCGACAGAAGAGACGCCAAGTAAGACCGGAGAGACCGAGCCAAAACAAGCCCCGGTCAAGGCGCAACGCAGATTTCCATCTACTGCCGCTGGTTCTGAAAACGTGAACACGCAGAAGCCTGGCGAAAATTCAGGAACAAAACGCGACGAGGTGCTCGCGAATAAGATGGGCTGGTAATAGGATGTGAGTGTTATCGCGAACGATGTTGTTCGCTGATTGCGCTTACAAACTATGGCAGGACCAGTAACGATCACCGACGTATTTGCCGAACAGTGCTCACCGGTCATCAACACGGACTACGATACCTGTGGGACCGTGACGAGGGCAACGGTGGCTCACCTGACGGCGACCCAACTCGAAACCCTTTTCACTCCCGGCGGCCTCTTCGCCGACCTCGACGCCTGGTTCTTTCACAGCATCGAAATGAAAGCCTGCGGTGTGCGCAGGTACGCCTTTTACGATTGGATCATGGCGAACACGGACCGGACGATGGCGCGGGCGCAGTTGAGCGTGACCAAGGTGCAGAAGAGTCCATCGTTGCTGCATCCCTTCATCCTTGCCAGGCAGTATTCCGTGGTGAACCGGGATTATTGGAAGGTGACAGACGGCTTTGCCGAAGGTGATTATACGCCTGCCACAACGGGACCGCTCACCCAAGCCGACCTTGACCTGATGACGGAAGGCACGGACAGGATTATCCGGGTTGAATCCAGGCATTCAATCCCGGCGGATGCCAATTGGTTCAGGGTCAGAGACAACGTTCACATCATTGGATCGGACGGTGGATTGGCGCAACACGGGCAATGGCGGGTTTTGGCAGCCGTAGCCGCCGATGATCTGACATCGGTTGATGTCGTTGTGCGGAGCGTGAACGCGGGTTCCACCGAACCCTATGCTGCCGCGCCGACAGCGGGCGTGATTATCAACGGAGTCAACAACGTCAGTGATTACGAGCAATGGTGCCAGAATTTGCCCACAATCGATCCCCGCAAAAGGGTGTTGTTCTGGTGGCAGACCTGGAGGGGCGCGCGCTGCATCGATTCCGAGTACAAAGAGGTTTACAAACGGTTGTATGACACCAACCCGGCTTTCCGTGAATTTGGGGATCAACCGCTTGCCGAGCGGAATCGGCAGGATGAATTGGAAAGTCAGAGACGGTTCGTTCACGCCTTTTTCTACAACAAACCGATCAGCGCGAGCCAGACCAAGGACCTCTGGGAGAGTTTGGAAGCCATCAACACGCCTGTCGGCGCCGTTTTGGACCCAGGCACAAGCGGCAAACTGATTGCTCGAAGGGCAAACTTCATTGGGGTCAGGGAGCAGTTGCGGCAGTGCGACCGGGTCTTTGATTTGCAGGGCAACCCTCTGAACTTCTACGAGTGGCTGGACCTGAATTACAACATCAAACGAGCGCGGCAGACCATTTTGCAGAGAAAAGTTGGGGACATTGATTGGTACACAAGCGAACGGTTCCGGGCGCAGATGCAGACCGCGTTCATGCAGTATTACAAGCAGGAATACCTTGAACAATTGCGAATCACGGTTGAATACGGGAAGATCAATCAATTGGGCCAGGTCTATGACACCTATTACGCCAAGTACCCGAACGGGGTTCGAATCAATGTCCTGAGTGACGAATTCTTCGACGACTTTCAGGATGAATTCGAGCATCAAAGCATTGGCGACCGCGGCAACCTCCTGGTCTGTTTGGACATTGGGAAACCGGGACCGTCAGGCGGGACGATTTACTACGGCCAGATTGCGGTGAACCGGAAGGTCTATACCTCGGCAAAGATCGAGGAACTGGCGAAATTCGACAGCACATATCGGTGCGTACTCGAGACGATTCAACAGGAACAAACGTTGATGAGTGAAACCGGGACGGTGATTGTGGAGTGCCCATTGGCAAGCGCCTGGATCGAGAACTTCTCAAGCGATGTGCCTGATACCACTGGTAAGAGCGAGCCTTACACGAACATTTACTAATCCTCCAAATGACAACGAGTGGTTTTGCCTGCCACTCGACAAAGGCAGCCAATACCAGCTTGGCTGCCTTTTTGTTGGCCTTGTAAATGCCGTGGGGCGGCTATATGGTTAAGCCATGCGATATTTCAAGAAATTCAATCCCCGGCAAAAGCTGATGTTATCGCGTGGAAGCTGGATGTCGTTTCCCGAGGTAACATGGAACATAGGACTCCTGGCAACTGAAAGCCCGGGGTTAATAGCCGAACTTGAAAAAGCTATGGCTGCCAAGAGGGGTGGCATCGTCGAGATCAGCGCGGAAGAACACTCATCGTTGTTGCAAAAAAAAACGGCAGAGAACTTGAAGAGACCTTGGCGCGAGGAATTAAGCAACGAACAAATCAAGGCTCGCCAGCACGTGCTCCAAAAAAAGGGAGCACCTGCTGCGGGGCGATCCGGCACAGAAACGGTTGAGGAATCCCTGGCCCGGGATAAAGGGGCTGATCTTGCGCATTTAGTTGAGAGACCAACAGCAACGCGGCGATGACATTCTTGGAATTAAAACAGGCCCTTCGGGCCGAGATTTGGCCGTCTGGCGAGGCCAAGACGCTGAGGACGGCTCACGACAAATATTTTCTCGAAGCCATCATTGATTTGGAAACTTGGATAGATGGTTTGCAAGTCAACAACACGAGCGTAATACCGTTCTGCGACACCTTCTTTAACTGCGGATCGTCCGTGATTAACGCCCCGATTGGACGCATTAAAAGCGTTTACAGCATTGCCAACGAGGAATGGTGCGACAAGGTTTACTACCGATTCGACAGTTACAGAGAACTCCGGTGTTGGCAGTGGAACCTGTTGAAATTCAGTCAGCCTGCCGATTTGGGTTTGCCTGTCTTAGCTGAGGGATTCAAGCGAGCGGAACGGACCACCGACATTCATCCCGACACCGAGAAGAAGTATTTACGGGCAAGAACGGGTATCTGGACCATACAGAGGCGTAAACTATGGGTGGCGCCGTGGCTGCAAAGCAATGAGAGCATCGTCGTGGAATGGGACGGAGTGAAATCGTTCTGGAACGACTCCGATCCATTGGACGAGAATTATTGGACGCCGGACGCCTTGGCCTGCATCAAACTCTACGTTCAGATTGCGCACGAACGGGATTTTGGTTGTGAAGGGGATCGGTTGATGATGTTGCGGGAGGAATATCAGGAGGCGCGCGCGGATTTATTCTGGTATTTCCAGCAATTGGAGAAACCGCCGGAGGATCACTATTGCTTCGATACCAGGTTGCCGACATCGACGGAGGTTGAGGATGAAGAAGTCAGCGAGACCGCTGAACCCGATGTTGTCTTCGCGCAGATCGGTGATTTCGGCGTGGACGATGTCAATGAACAGGCTGTGGCGGATTTGGTTGCTGGTTGGACCCCGTCATTCATCGTAACCACCGGAGACAACAATTACGGCGAGATCGACTATGATTTGGCCGTGGGTCAATATTACAGCGCCTTCATTTTTCCTTACAGCGGCGCTTTTGGCGCTGGCGCAACGGAGAACAAATTCTGGCCTGTGCCAGGTAAGAACGATTGGTTCACGTATTCCGGGCTTGAATTTTATCTCACCTTTTTCGGGTTGCCATTCAATGAGCGGTATTACGAATTGGTGAGGGGTTACGTGCATTTCTTTTTCCTTTCGACTGATGCCGAGGAACCCGACGGCAGGACAGCGACATCAACACAGGCGGCCTGGTTGCGGCGGAGGCTGGCGTTATCCACGGCGAAATGGAAGGTGATTGTGATGCACGATTCGCCTTACACAACGGGCGGCACGAACGTGGCGGAAACAGATTTGAGATGGCCATTCAAGGATTGGGGAGCGGACCTGGTGTTGTCAGGCGGGCAACACTTTTACGAGAGACTTGAGGTCGATGGATTGCCATTTGTCGTGAACGGCGCCGGAGGAGCCATGCTGCATAGTCTTGTTACGGATGTGCCATTGGAGAGCCGGTTCAGGTATGACGAAGATTTTGGGGCGTTGCGTTGCACCGTGGGTTGCCAAAAGTTGCTGCTGGAATTTTTCAATCAAGCCGGAACATTGATTGACAGCCTGACCATGACGAAGACGCCTGTGAATATAACAACACTCAATATCCCCTGACCTATGCCTAGCCCTGTTGTCCCAGATGAATTCAAGGAATTGATACCTAGCTCGACATCGGGCGCCTGTGAGCGGTTTGTCAACGCGCTGATACTGTTCCCGTTGCGATTTTGGCAATTCATCAATTGGTTCCTGGATTCCTCGGGAAATGTGTCCGAGGCAGCGATAAAAACGATAACACCGACTGGCGGCTTGTTCTTTTCAGCCTCACCGAACGCGCCGACCGGATATTTGTTATGCGACGGGGCAGCGGTGTCTCGGACGACATACGACGATCTGTTTACTGAGATCGGGACGACATGGGGCGCCGGCGATGGCTCGACGACGTTTAATGTGCCGGATTTCAGGGCAAGATTTCCTGTCGGAGTTGGGTCAACGACGGACGGCACCTATGCCCTGGCTGACGTTGGCGGAGCCAAGGATGTTGTTCTCGCCGCCGACCATATAGGGCCGCACATACACCCTTTCTGGACGGTTGGCGGCACCGGCGGCGTGCAGGTTTACGCCGAGAAAAGCAAGCGCGGTACGAATTTCGATCCCTTTGCTGCGGGTAGCGGCGCGGAATTTGCGGAGACCTTGGAGAACAGGCCGAACGGACCAGGGGCAACACCATCAAGCGACACCGACGCCCCAGACCCGGCGGATGCGCACGAGAACCGACCGCCATTCGCGGCTTGTTACATTTACATCAAAGACTGATGTCGATTAAGAACTGTTACAAATTATTTGATTGGCAACCCATGGCGGGTCTCCTGGACAACAGGTCTAGCCCGGAACAAATGGCGGCGTTATCCTATAGGTTGAAGCAAAACACATGGTCGCCGGATGAAAGAAAGTTTTGTCGCAGACCGCAATGGGAGCGGTTATTCCCAAAGCCCGAGGAGGATTATAACAACGAGGATTTGCACGATCAACTGCTTGCCTTGCAAACCTTTTACAACGACCTCGATCCAGCGACCGATCCACAGGGTCACATCCGAATTTATCCACATGCCGATTGTGATTCCACGTTGCAGACAAGAACGAATGGGCGCGAGCCGGTAACGCTTATCCTTGAAGCCATATCCAGCTTTGGCTCCAGGAAATTGATTGCGGGAACGCAGAGCAGGATTTATGTCCTGAATGAACGGACTGGCAATTGGAAGTTGATTGCCGATGGTTTCGGCAAATCCCAGGAAGCCGGGGTATGCCCGAGGGAAAGATTTTATGCCACGTTGAATCAGAACGCGGTGTTGTTCACGAACAACTATAACGCGCCGTTTTTCTGGAAATTCGATGAGCCGACGAGTGGTTGCGCCATGCAGGCATGGACGCCGATACCAGATTTGGATTTGATAGGGCTGACGAAAGCGGCTGTGTGTTGGACATGGAAAGGGGTGACGTTCCTTGCCGATGTTGAGATGGACGGTTTGCGGCATGAAAACAGGGTTGTATGGTCGGATTACAACAATCTATCTTCTTACGATCCATCGAAGCCGGAAAGCATAACGGGCTTTCAAGACCTGGAACATGGCGAGAAAATTTTAGGCGGACTTGAGCAGGGAGATTTTCTGTTGATCTACACCACGAGACGAATATGGCAGGTGGCCGTGGTTGGAGGCGAAGGTGTGTTTAATTTCCAGAAGAAATATTCACCGGGCGAAAGCAAAGACCGCTGTTTGTTTTACAGAAACACGTTAATATCGGACGGTGAAAATCATTTCTACCTGGGTGTGGACGGAATTTACGCTTACAATCTCTACACAGCGCGACCGGAAAGGATTGAATGGATGCATGTGGGGAGCAAAGAGCTTTTCGACACCATCAATCCCGGATGTTGCGATAATCACATTGCTGAATTCAACACTGTCACGAAGGAACTTTGGTTTAGCTGGTCAACGACTGGGAACGAGAATTGTTGTCCAGACAAAACGCTGGTCGTCAACCTGAAATACCCGGATGTAAGCACCGTGGATTTCGGTTTCACGGCATTCACGCATTACCAGAGCGATCCTAGGCCGACAATCAGGGATTTCATTCTGGACAACTGCATTTGCACACCCGCCGAACTGAACACGCTCGGACATGGATTTGTGAAGGAGGGATTGCCAAGAGTTGACCAGACGCCAAGCTGCACGCCGAGGACAAGTATATATTCGAACACAGACATCATGGTTGATGGCGCTGCCGTGGAGGATTACACAAAGACAACGGCGGATACCGGTTCGTTATGCGACTTGCTTGGGGACAGTTTGCTTGAGGATTTATGCGGGGACTGCGATTCCGAGATAACATTTATAGGGGCATCGAGCGAGGACCTGTGTTTGAAACAGATAGGAGAGGTTTATCTGAGAGAACGATGCACGAACCCGGCGGCAACGGGAACAACGGGTGGTTCCGGTTATACTTCTTCTCTGGGAACATACGCTGATGATCCTTATACGACAAAGATCAGGACCGGGCCGATGGGTTTTGGAGCGAATCAACAGGAAAAAGAGATCGGCTGGTTTGGGCTCGGCCTTTTGCCCGAACTGCAAGTGACGCCGTTGGCGGTCGAGTGCAGAATCGGACGATCCGCTGAGGCGAGTGATCCTAATAATGAACTCTGCGCCATTGTTTGGGATGAACAGGATAACAAGGTCTTGGAATGCCAGGATGCAAACAGTGAAGCCGATCATGAATCTGATGGGACCCGAGCGTTTCAGATGGTTGAATGGCCGATGTTTTATCAGGGCTATTTTCTTTATTGGGAACTCACGATAGCCGGTGTCGGTGGGCCGGTATGTTTTAATCGGGCAACGCACAGGGTTCGACTATTGGACTATTGCCATCGTTGACATGCCAAAAGCACCATTAAATTTGCGGCGTCAGGCGGTCTCAAAACAGGCCGTTGAGCCAGTGACATTACCGACGCCGCCGAGGTTCCCGGAAGCCTTGAGGAGAATATTCGCGAAGCACGCCGGCGAATTCGATAAATACGACAAGGACATGCTGAAGTGGCGCGACGAAGCGCAATACATACTTTACCAGGCATTACAGGCGCTAAAACTTGATCGAAGCGTTATTGAACAGATCATAACGGAAATTGCTGCATCGGTGGTTGTTGGCGCCGGGGTAATAGCGGAGACCAATTTTGGCCAGGCCCCAAACGAGGGCGCATCGGCATTGGCGTCGCGCGAGGATCATACCCACGGAACTCCGGCGAATCCATTGCCGGGGCATGTGGCGGCGCCGGACCCGCATCCGCAGTATCTCACCGAGGCCGAAGCCCTGGATTTGATAACTCAGAACAGCGGGGACGATGATGCCTGTGATTGCGCCATGGTGACATCAATGACCTACGGAGGAATGTGATGGAAGTCGTGGGAACAATAAACGAGGCGATTATACCAGCGGTGGGCGCCTGGACATTGCTCTACACGGTCCCCGACGATCTGTCGGCGACATTGAGCACCATTGACATCAACAACAGGGATGATGCCGCGACGAACTTGGATGCCGGGGTATGGCTGGCCTTTGCGCCGCCGCCTGAGGTCAGGGAGGAAAAGCACGAACGGTTGACCGATTTTCAGGTTGAACCCAGGAACCCTTTTTCGAAGACGCAAGGCTGGGTCTTGAGATCGCAGACCGAGGTTTGGGTGAAATCGGACAAGAGCGATGTTGGATTTGCAATAACGGGCTTGCTGTTCGCCATCGCGGAAAACATCTACTAGATGAGCCAAGGCAACGCCAATCCTTTCGGGAAAGACATAGATGCCGCCGTGATGCCAACCGGGGGGCGTGGTGTGAGGGGTTGGTTATCTGCGATATTCGATGCCATGGCGCAGGCATCGAGTTTCACCAAGATCAAGCGCGACCTGTATCGAGATGATGAACAGGTGTTGTATGATGTGCCATCGCCGCCGGCTTCGGCGAAGATGTACAGCGGGTTTGCCAATGAAAGCGCGACGACGGCGCAAACGGTTTGGGACATTGTAAGGACGACATACGATGCCAATGGCAACCCGGCATCGGAAGGCATTGCACTTGGAATTGCATGGGACGATAGGGTGACGGAAACCTACACGGACGATTAAAGCTGTTGTGGAAGCAGCAAAAATGGAGTAAGGATTAAGCCATGGCAACAAAACGAGCCCAGATGCCGGCGGAGTCAGGCTTCGGTCTCTCCACGATCATCAACATGGCTACTGGCGGGCCTGAGACCGAATTGATGCGGTTACGCAAAGAGCCGTATCTGGACAAAAAGTATCGGTCGATGGTGGGCGACTGGGATGTGTTTGGCAAGGAAAGCAAGCAGAGCCTTGGATATTGGGCCAAGGCATTCATGCAGGGTCAACCGGAGCGTGAAAGGATGGCCGGCGAAGAATCTGGGGCTGTGGGGAAATATTTCAGCGGTGAGATGGATGAAATCTTGCGCAGACTCAGGCAACGCAGGTCTCAAGCCATGAGTGATATCACGGGCCGATCACTGGATTACGCCACGCGGGAACGGAAGCTCGGTGCATTGGGGGGGCCGACCGGCGAAAGTTCATGGTTGAACAGGTTGGCGATGAAACAGAGCGGGGATATTATGACCAGGGAAGCCTTGGATGCCGCCGAACAGGAACGACGCGATTTGGGTTACTTGGAGCAAGTCCGACTTGCTTCTCCAGGTCGGCGACAGGCAATTCAAGATGCCGCATTGGCGGCGAGAATGACACCGGAAGAAGTTTCGGCGCAGGAGTTGAGGCGACGCTTCGGGGTCTTGGGCGAACTTGCCCGTCTGATTCAGGAGAACACCATGTATGGAACGCAAGTCGTGGAAAGTCCATGGGCAGGGTTTGCTCGCGGTCTTGACACCGGGATAACGAATGCGGCGAGTGTGGCGGCGAGCATCTACGGGATGGCTGGCGGCATGGGCGGCGGCGCAGACATGGGCGGCGGTGGAGCGCCATCTACGGCATCATTGGCGGCGCAATACCCGGCTTTATCTGGCTCGCCGTATGCTGGGATGAGCTTGAATGTGCCACAGGGCGGCGGCGGTTCCTATGGAACATTTTCGAGTTCACCGTATGCGGGATTGAGATACTAACATGTCAGCTTTAGGCGATACCATTGGACAGGCGGGCGCGGCTTACCGAGCCGGGATAGGACAATCGCAGCAAGGCTTTCAGAATGCTCTGGGTAATTTCCTGCAAACGCTGTCGAATTTGCAGCGGCAACGCGAGACCCAAACGGAGCGCCAAAGGGAAGATGATTATCGCCAAACTTTGTTGGGTCAAAGAGAGAAAGAGCAAACAGAAGCGATTCGGCAATGGACGGCAGAGCACGATCTTAGAAGAGATGAATCTACGTGGCGCCAGACATATCCGCCTTACAGTTCACAGGCTTACCGTGATGACCAGGTTCATCGGCAGATGGCGGAATCCGATGCAGCCGAAGGACTTTTTAAGGCCGACAATTTCAGAGGCAAACTTTCCGAGCCGGAAATAAAATTCTTCGATAGATACAATCAGCAAGTCCGCAGGGAAGGCGAGGAACGATTCAAGACACACAAACAGGCGGCGGACTCCTTTAACAGACTCGCCAAACTCGAAACCAAAGACATACCTGAAACTGAAATAGAAGCCGAGAAATGGTTGTGGATTAGGGGCGGCAAAGATGATCAAAAGGTTAGAGACGCACGGAAACAGTTGAAGGATTTCCGGGAAGAAGCTGAATCTCTGCGTGGATTAACGAAAGCCTTGGATAAGGAAACTATGAAAGGCATAAGGTACAATCCTGCGACTCGCGGATTTGAGCCTCTTCCCTTGCCTTGGAAGGATGAAGGCCGACAACTGCCGGGAGCACAACGGCAGGGAGCCGGCATGTTTCAAAACATTATCGGGGCATTGAGCCGATTAGGGACGCCAACGGCGGCGCCAGCGGCAGGACAGGTCCCGGCTGCCGTTGCGCCGGGGCAACCTGAAATGAATGTGCCCGGAGCGGTCAATCGCGGAGCGCCGAGATTGAATCCATGGTTGGGTGCCAGATGGGACATGCCAAGGCAGGGTTATGGCCCCGACGCTTCCGTGGCGAATCTGCTCTCTGGATTGCGCGCTGCGGATGCGCCAGCACAGGGACCGGCATTACCAGGATTGGGTGGAAGCATGACTGCGGGGCAACCGGCTTGGATGCCTTACTCCGTGGATGATCGGCAAATGTCGGAAGCCATCGCGAATGAGAGAAATGCATTTGCGAACCGCGTGAAATTCCTTGAACAACAAGGTATGACGCGGGAAGAAGCCGTGGCTGAGGCGTTCAAATATTTTCCAGACTTCAAGTTGTGACTCATGCCAAGCACAGACGAAGAGATATTAGCGGAAGCCCGAAAGCAATTGCATGGGGGCGATCCTCGCACCGCAGAACCTACGGTGGCAGGACAGGGTCATCCGTCACGGCAATCCATTTTTGGGGTCAGGACTTCCGTTTCCGATGATGATGAGATATTCGCGGAAGCCCGGAGGCAGCAGAAAGCCAGTGCTATAGGTTTTCGTGAGGCGGCGCGGCGGGAATGGGAAAGAACACCTGGGGAGGAGCTTGTTCCATTCGGTGATGTTGGGAGACTAGTGACAGGAAAATCCCCGACCTGGAAATTATATCGCGCCGCAGAAGTGGTTAGGCAAGGAGATGAAACTGATCCAGAATACGAGAGATCGTTGTTGTATCTCAAGGAATATCAGGATGAACAGGCGCGTATTCGGGATGAGAGCAGGCGTAAAACTTTCATGGGCAAAGTCGGCAGCGGTATTGTGGGTATTGCCCCGAGATTGCCGAAATACCTCGTTGAATTCGGAGTGACAGGACCCCTCTACACCCTGGGAAGAAAGGTGGGATCGAAGTTATTGGGGAAGGGCGCGAAATCAGCGGTGAGCAAATTCGCGGGGCGCCAACTCGCAAGAGCCACTGGGGCGGCAGCACAAACGCCAGCGGTGATGGCAGGTAGTATCGGGGAAAGAACCATTCAAAGGCTGACTCCGTATTTAAATATCACCGAGGATGAAACCGGTAGATTGGAAGCCGCGTTTCAAGATACCGACGACAATTTTCTAAGCGCATTAACCAAATCCTTTGGAGAAGGATTCATTGAAACCGCGACAGAACGGAGCGGTTTGCATTTGATGAAGCCATTGAATAAGGCCGCGACAAAGCTCGGTTTGAAGCGGGCCATAACAGCGCGTTGGCTTGAAAAGAATCCCAATGCAACTGTGGATGATTTAATAACCAAACTTCGATCTAAGACGGCTTGGCATGGACCGATTGCCGAAATTCTCGAAGAGGAAGCCGGAAAAGCCGCTAGGGCCGGAGTCGGGCTTGAAGAATACAAACTGACAACATTGGATGAATTGGTTGCCATGGGGGCATCGTTTGCCCTGCCGGAAGCCGGGTTTCGCGGACTCCGTGGATTGAGCAGGTTAGCAACAATGAGGAGGGATTATGCCACTGATGAAAGGGCGGAGCAGGAAGGTCGTGAGCCGGAATATCGCCGAACTGAGGCGGAGCGGGAGGAAGAAAGGCAAGATAGGGAACGTGCGATTGCGGAACAAAGAGCACGAGAGACGGGTAGCCGCGGCGGTCGCGCTACGCCAGGCGGGCCTGTCGAAGTTCGGGAAGAAGTGACGGAACCGAAAATCCCGATCATTGGCGGCGTCAACTCCGCTGATCTTCGTAACATTGCCTCTGCCCTTGAACCCGCTATTGATCGTGGGTTGGCAGCCGCGAAGGAGCGCGGGGATGTTTTCGGTGAAGCCAGGTTATCGACGAGACAAGGGCTTGTCCGGCAATACCTCGATGATCCAAGTCCTGCCAATGCAAAACGATTGGGTCGAGTTCTTGGACTTGAAATCAACGAAGATGCCGAGGGTGTACCGACGATCTACGAGGCACTCAGGGATCGTGGGGCAACAATGGTGACGGAGGTAGAACGACCCAAAGGCGAGGCGAAGGCTATCGTTGAGTTCGAGGATGGATTGTGGTGGAGAACGGAACCAACGGGATTCCGGTATGGCCCATTTGGGAGTCGCGCGGATGCCATGGGAAGGGTGGCTAAACCGCCTAGCAAACCAGCCCCGGCCGCCGCTGAGCGTGTTGAAGAAGTGACGGAGGACGAGACTCAACCCAAGCCACCGGAGTTGATGCCGTTGGCAGGACTTGGGGCAGAAGAACTTGCGGAGGCGCTCAATCTCTATGCCGATAAATCTGCTGGATTTGACAAACGATCAGGCAAAACGGTTGGTTTTACCAGAACAACCAGGATAACTGCTGGCCTGCCGTTGTGGGAGAACATGACGCCGGACGAGCGCATGGCTGAGTTCAGGAGTCGCGCGCAGGAAGATTTCAAAAAGGCGTCTGAGGAAGCTGTAAACCCCGTGGAATACATGATCGAACGGGCATTAGACCCATTGGACCCGATGTCGGGCATATATAAGATTCTGCTGCTGAATCGTGGGGCCGCAATCGAAGGTGGCAAGATAAGGTTATCTCCAGAGCTTGAGTCGCTGCGGGCGGGCCGATCACTTCCAGGGGCAAAGCCTCCGCGTCCAATTATTTCTGGATCGCGCTGGTCCGCTGTAACACCAGTCAAATCCGCTGGCGTAGATGGTGTATGGGGCGTGGTTGATGCCGCTGATTTGGTGAGTTCAAACGATAGCGGTTACGATCAGAGGTTTCAGCCAAGGGATCGTCGAAGAATGGCGAGTCGCGAGCAAATCGCGGAAATAGCTTCCAGGCTGCAACCGGAACGGCTCGGCGCATCCGAGACTACGGATTTAGGGTCTCCAATTGTTGATGAACACAATCAAGTGCTTTCAGGCAATGGAAGGTTGGAGGCCATACGGCTTATTTACGATTCTCAGAGCGAGCGAGGAGCCGAATATAAGCAATTCGTTATGCGCGAGGCCCAAAGACTTGGGGTTGATCCAGCGAAATTAGAAGGGATTAAGCAACCCGTGCTTGTAAGGCGAGTTACGAATTTCGGCGAGATAACCAAGGGAGAATTTGCAAGGCAAAGCAACGAACAACAAGTCTTGGGGATGAGCGACGCGGAGAAGGCCAACCGTGACGCGGCTATGCTTGTTGATAATCCAGGGTTGCTAGACATTTTTCTTCCCAATGAAAGTGGTGATGTTTTAGCCGCAAGCAATCGTGAATTTTTGAATAAGTTTATTCAGGGAACAGGGGACCGGGCAACGCTGCTTAATGCCGATGGCAGTTACAACGTTAAGGCGCTCGGGCCGCGCGTGAAAGCGGCTGTATTGGGCGCACTTTTAGGAGCCGAAGACAGAAACACAATTTCAAATTTAGTTGAACGCGCTGTTGATTTGAACATTGCGAACGTGGCTTCCGCGCTTCAAAACGCCGCGCCACGATTGTTGAAGTTCCGCGGCAATCCGTATGACCTCAGCCCGATTTTGAACCAGGCGATAAAAGATTTGGTAACGATCAGAACAGAGGGGCGGAAAGCGGAGGAATTTCTTGGGCAATCGACATTATTCGGGGATGCCCAACGGACCGCTGAATCGGATTACCTGCTTTTACAGTTTGCAAAACTCGGAAGCTCGAAGCAGATTGCAGAAGGACTGACTCGGTATGCTGAGCTTGCATCGAAAATTGATGTCACAACGCCGGACATATTCGGAGCTAAACTAGCAACCAGGGAAGAATTATTACAGCAAGCTTATGAACGCAAACAAGCACCCGAAGCCAGCCAAACCGGTCTCCCGCTGGCAAAACCTCCAGGACAAGCTCCGCCAACCGGGCCACAGGCTCAACCTGCTGCAAAAGGCGTTCCAACACCGCCCGGTCCAGCCGCCGAAGCACCGGCGGTAACGCCGTTTGGTTCAGAGAATGTTTTGATCAGCGCACAACGAGCGGAAGAACTTAAGAAGCGCATCAAGGACAAGCTGAAGAACGTAAACATTGGAATTGACCCAACCATCTTCTCTGATGCCGTTCAACTCGGCGCATATTATATCGAAGGAGGGCTCCACCGATTTTCCGACTGGGCTGCCAAAATGTTGGAAGATTTAGGAGACGTAATCAAAGATCATCTAAGGAGTATTTATGAAACCGCCAGAGTCACTATCGAATCGCCAAGCGGCGAAAGCCGTAGCGGACAACCCCCCGGTCTTCAACCCGGACTACTACCTCCAGGAGAGCGCATCGTCACCGCCCGACCTGAGCATACCAATGCCGCGGATGAGTCAGTCATCCCAAAAGAACTCCTCCCGCACCTTGATCCGCACCAGAGGCAAGGCTCTGCGACTGCGATAAGAAGCATGGAAGTCCGCGGCGGCATGTTGCTCGCCGATGCCGCTGGAGTTGGTAAAACTAGGCAAGGAATCACAGTCGGAAAGTACGAGGCTGATCGCGGATCAAAGGTCGTGATTGTAACGCCGTCGATGGTCATAAAGCAGAACTGGAAAAAGGGAACGTTTGGTGGCAGCTACGCCTACGACTCCGGCCAGATGGGCGTCAAGATCAGGCTTGCTAGGGATGGCAATGTCAATCCAGGCGAGATCGGAATCACAACGCATGAGAACTGGAAGGACATAGCAGCGAACACCGACGGCAACACGGTTCTGATCATAGACGAGTGCTTTGTGCCTGGAACTAAAATCAAGATGGCCGATGGGACTCTGAAGGAGATCGAGAAAATAAAACCTGGCGAGTTTGTAAAGAACGCATCTGGGTGCGGAGAGGTGGAAGCCGTAAGTAGGCGTTGGGCTGGATCGTTGGTAAAGATCGCTACGGAGGCTGGCAGCGTGATATGTACCCCAAATCACCCGTTCCTTACACAACATGGATGGATTAAGGCTGGACAACTTAGCCAATCACACTATCTTAAAACCCATGATGAAACAATGCGAATGGTGTGGGGTTCGGTTTGTGGGGAAAATCGACCAGCCGAAACAGAGATTCTGCGGGACTTCCTGTTCGGCGAAATGGAGGACCAGCCGACCAGAATCGAAGGCGATGTATTCGACGCCGCAATTCCTGAAACATCTTTCAGAAGGTTTGAAACGGGCGCACAGCTTGAATCCAAAACTTGCGGAGGCGGCTTCACGGCGTATGACGACGAACAATCCAATGCGGATAGATGGAGTTCGGGAAAAGGTGTCAGCCACGCTTCAACGAATCGGCCACGGCCCGTCGGTCAGGGGTGGGAACGGAACTGGCCCAACAGCGGCGGAGCAGATTTTGTTGAGTGCTCTACCTGGGACGAAGCACAACCACGCCGTTTCGCTTGGAAAGAGAACAAAGGGCTATCCGACATGCTACAAGGTCGATGTAGCCATGCCCGGAATCAGGATGGCAATAGAGTGCGACGGGTTATCCCATGGCGCTTTTGCGCGACAACTTCAGGACCGAAAGAAGGAGGCGAAACTGTTGGAATTAGGGTGGATAGTGTTGAGAGTGTCCAACAAAAGGATTTTACACGATACGGCGGCGGTAATTCTGGAGTTGAAGTCTATAATCTTCAGGTTTCAGGACATCCAAGCTACGTCCTATCCAATGGTGCGGTAGTCCACAACTGCCACTTCCTTAAGAATCAAAGCCAGCGATCACAGCACGCAACTCGTGCGATTGCAAAAGCGAAGTCGGTCCTGTTCATGTCCGCAACGCCTGGCGACAAACCTGAGCACATCTATTATCTCGCTCGCATGGGGATCATGGAAGGAAAGACGGTCCAACAGCAGCTTAGCGACCTTGGCATGACACTCGTAACCATCGACAAGATGGTTAAGGAGGCTGATGGCACTTGGCGAAAGCGACGGATTACGTTCTGGGCTCCAGACCAGCGCGTTACTGATACCCAACGGCACGAACGGTTCAGCGCCCTGTTCGACCGAATGACCGCAAGTGGCGCGATGCTGAAGCGTGAGATCAGCATGAAAGGGACTCATGTCCAGGTGTTAAAGATTACGCTGCCTCCCGAAGCTCACGACGCACAGCAACTCATCATTGACACGGCTTTGCGAGCTTACCATGAATCGCATTTCGATGATGTGAAGGGACTTAGGAAAGCCAACATCCTCATGCACCTTCGGCGGCAACAGGAACCATTCAAGATTGCCTCAGCGGTGATGCTGGCACAACGCGAGTTGGCTGCTGGGCGGCAGGTGCTTATTTTCGTGTCGAGGGTCAATGAATCTGAGGCCGGCTTTAACGAGTACGTGAAGACGCTGTCTGGAGAAGTCGAGACGGTCCGGCATGTTGCTATGACGAGCGAAGGAACCGCTAAGTTGCTGCGCGAGGCACTCGAAGACGCCGGGATTCACGACATAGCCGAGATTCATGGCGGAGCCGAGCAAGGCGCGTTGGAGGCGTTATCAGATTACCAGGGTGGCCGGAAGCGGGTGATGATTGCGACCATCGAGAGTGCAGGCACCGGGATTAACGCCGATGACATCGTCGGAAACCTACCCCGGTCCATGATCGTCGTGACTGCACCGTTTGACGCCGTCAGCAACGTTCAAGCGGCGGGTCGTATCTGGAGGCTCAAGACGCTGAGCGGCTCGAATTATTTCTTTCTGTTCGGAGACACCTCCGTTGACGATTGGAACGCCGACATCATCGGATCGAAGATGAAACAACTCGGTGCCATCGTTGAGGGCCAGATTAGAAAACTGGATATTTCGGACCCGGACCTTGACAGCACAGACGATTACCACGAAACGATGCGAGGTCAGCCGGCTGGGCCGTCAACGGCGGTGGTGCTCGAAAAGTTTCCGCAGTTGGAATGGAAACCGTTCCAGACCAAAGGCGGCAGGCAGATGTTCGTTGCGTCTGCAACGCCTGCGTTCTGGAAGTGGTGGAACGCGAACGGCAAAAGGGATAATGCGCTCGGCGTCTCGGTAACTAAGTATAAAGAGCAATGGCAGGTATGGTCGGACAAACCTTTGATTGTCAGAGGCCAGTTGCGCGAGGAACAACCGCTTTTCGGAGCACCGGAGACCGTTGAGCAACAGAAAGCCAGGGAATTAGCTGAGCAAAAAAGGCGCGCTGAAGCCGAAGCCAAACGTAAACTGGAAGAGCGCGCGTCGAAAAAACTAACGGGCACAGCCGGAGACCTCGGTCAGAAAGACCTTTTCGGCGGCGAAACCGATCTTTGGGCCATGAAAGAGGCGAGTGGCGACCAACCAACGCTTGATGGCATAGCCCAAGATATTTATGGCAAAGACTATGATGATTTGACCCAGGACGAAAAAGGTGTTACGGATGTTACCTATGAAGCCGAACTCAGGGTATCCTCCAAAAAAGAAACCCGGCGAGAAGGGATATACCCCGAGGCAGGTGAGCCGATTGTCGAGACCCGCCCCATACGACAAGCCCGCGCCCAAACCACTGCTGATCTTAGCCGAACCCACGAAGAACTGCTTGCGGATGCAGAGCAATTAAGCGCGGATGTTACGCGGCTTAAACATGAACTTTTTAACGCCAAAGGTCAGCCATACGAAAGCAGGCTTCAGGCGCAACTGGAATCTGCCCAGGCCAATTTGCTGGAAATAACCGGGGAATTGAATTCCCGAATGGACCGGTTGCGTGGAATACCACGCTGGGTCGAACTTCAAACAAAGAGCAAGCGCGGCAGCATAACATCCGCCGAAGAGCTTGAATTAACCGGCATCCGAGCGCAAGCAGATCGGGAAGCTCGATCCGAACGTGCGAGTGCCACACAAGCGCAATTAGGTGAACCGCGAGCCATGTTTTACTCCCGGCTGACGCGAACAGTCGAGCAATCTCAACAGGGTCGGGCCACGGGCGCACAGTGGAAGGCCACGATCAAAGGCAGCAAACTCGGGGTAAGCCAAGGCGAAATGGATTTGGTTGGCATCGAGGATTTGGAGGACGGCAAGACCTACACGAAACAGGAAGTACTGGATTATCTCAAGGCGAATGAAGTGGTGGTCAAGGATGTGACGCTGGGAAAAGAACCGGTAGCTTCGTTGCCACTCAGGCGGTTTATGTATCGAGAGGGCATTGAAAGCCCCACCACCACGGATGAGTGGCTGAACCTTTCAGGTAGGATTGAAGACAAGGCAAAGGCGTTGTCAATGCGAGGCGACGACAGGCAGGCGGCAGAGTTCTTTGAAATGGCAGAAGCCGCGAACAGGGCCGCCGAAGGACTTGATCCTGAAACCGGAAGCACGCAAGGCCAAACCCGCTTCTCCACCTACCAGCTTCCCGGCGCGAAGAAGGGGAGTTATCGCGAAGCGCTGTTGACGGTGCCGGAAGATGCTGGTCTTTCGAAGATGACAGACGCGCAAATGCGGGATTTTTACCAGCAGGCATTTGGCGTCATGCCTACTGAGGCGATGGATACGGAGACCCTACGCAAAGACATCGAGAAGAAACTACGCTACCACGGAACAGATTTCGTTGAGCGCATGGGTGGAGTTAAGTCGCCGATGACGGTTTGGCGCGACGGCCACTCCCAATTCTCCGACATAGCCAATCCAATAGTCCGCCTCCGATTCAACGAACGCACAACCTCCGACGGTAAGCGGATGCTGTTCCTTGAAGAAATCCAACCCCCGCTAAAAGGCGAGTTCGAGAAGATGCCCGCGCTGTTCCAGAAGAACTGGCGGGAGATTGCGTTTAAGTATGCTTTGAAGTTAGCCGCATCGAGCAGCGAGAGCCTTGACCTTCAACGCCTCAGAAACCCAAAGAGCATTTGGGAACTTGGTGAGAATGTCTTTGGGCGAGAAATGGCATCGGCGATGCCGCTGGAGGTTGTGGATGGTGGAGTGCTGTCCGCTTTTCATCACGACCAAGTTCTCCAGGCGGTTGTCTCGAATCTTCCCGTTGACGTGGTGAACAACCTCACACGACTCAAGATTTCTCCCGATAGCCTGCTCCGCAATCCATCTATGGTCTTTGAGACACTTCCCGTCTCTGCTCGTAACTCGATAGCGCGAGGGGTTCTCGGTGCGATGCGCGAGGTTGGCGCACTCCTTGGAGCAAAACTGGCGAGTGGCCTCAATCGAGGGGTAGATGTGGAAATCCTTCCCGCACTGATGGCAAGCCATTTGGAGGTCAGAGAAGTTGTGGGAGCGCTTGCCCCTCAATCCCTTTACCATGATTTCAATGCGCGTGGGGGCTTGGAAAATCGCCCTGCATCGCTTGGAACAAAACAACCCGCGCCCGTTTTTTATGTAACAGGAAGGGGCATAGAAAGGCTTCCGACAAACGGGGCAGAGTTTTTGAGCACCGTTCTTCCGGCAAGCGGTAGAGCAGAATCGGGCGTCGGCGCGACTAGGCCGAACGCTGAAGGTGGAGGAGCACGTCTCGCAGATGTTCTGGACTGGCATAACAAAATCCTACGCGAAACAGGCAACTCAAAGCAAGGAGATTTCACACCCGAAATTTCAGCACTTGGCTGGACCACGGGCGAGCAGCAGGCGGAGCGGTATGATTTGAGCAAGCAAGTTGACGCCATCAAGGTCAACGTCAGAACCGATGGCAACTTCAACATTGAAGTTAAGCCACCTGGAAATCTCGGATTCAGAGCCATCGCATCTGGTATAAAACCAGGCGAACTGGAGAACTATATCGGGAAGGATTTATCTCGGAAGGTTTTAGAAGGATTGGATTCGGCATCGGAATTTGTTTACGAAGGGGTTAGCCTCAAAGTCGGTGGTGAGGGCCTGACAAAACTCTACGATGTGGACTTTCGCAACGTCGTCAACAACCTGCCAGCGGTGAAGAAGTCGGGGCAGAAGGTCGGGACGGCGGAGATTCCAAAACCCTCTGGAAGGCAAATCTCCGAAGAGAATCAGTTAGGAAGGATGAAGGAAGGAAGCTGGGTCGTTCAAGAAGAAGGTGGACAGTTTCTCTATGGAACACCATCCGAAGCGCAAGCAACTGCATGGGCAGAACGCCAAGGGCTTAAAAATTACAAAGTCTTGGAGAATGATAAATACGGAGAGACCGATTTAATCCACTCCCTCACCCTGACTCCGCAAATTCGCGAATCCGTCATGGGCGGGCAAGCACTGTTTCAGTTGCCAGCGGGTTCCAAAGGATTGGCCAGCACTCAACAACTCATAACGCAACAAATCAAGGCGAAGCGCGGCATCATCGAGCAGGCGCCGGAGATCGCGGTTGGATTGGAAGACATTCTTGCCATGGTTGAAAGGAGCGATTTGCACTCCGCTGTCAAAGGTGTGCTGGTCAACTTTCTGCGAAAACCATTTGCGAAGAAGCTGGATTTGAGCCGGTTGACCCTGGAACTCCGGGATTATTTGGATCACGGTTATTCCGGCGAGATCATTGGGAGCCTGATTCGAATTGGTCGAGACATGGTCACGCCAACAACGTTACCGCATGAGATCGACCATTTCTTATTCAATTTCCTGCCGCAAGAGAGCCGTGACATCATCGAAGCCGAGCGACGCAGAAGGTTGGAGGCAAGGGCCAGGGAACTCGGGATTGACTTGAAAGATTTGCCCGTGGATTTGGTGGCGGGCATGATGGAGTCCGAACATTTTGCGGAAGCCCTTGCGGCTGGGGCGCTCCCTCGATCACTTTATCCATACATCAATGCCGCAGAGTTTTCGGCTTGGATTACCAGTGCCGAGGCGGAACTTGAATACGCGCAGCGCGGGGCGCTCCGTGACATCATAAACACCATCATGGATTGGTTACGAGGTTTGATGGATGGCTTGAGGCGAATGGCGGGTTTTACGCCGTCATTCGAGCAGGTGATGAGAGAAAAGCTCGCGGGCCGGTACATGAACAGTGCCGAGAGCGGATCGGCATTTGATAAGACCCGAAGGGCATCATTTGCCGAGGACCCCAAACATGCACAACGTTTGGTTGCACGAGCCAAAACAAGGGGCGAAGAGGCTGAGAAAGTCGAGCGTCAACTTATTGCAACCCAGGTTGCGGCTCCGATTAAATTCATCGAAAAACATGGTCCCAAGGATAATCCCGTTGTCTCACGGATGTTGGGATTATTCGATATGCAGAACATCATGGCGGCATCGGAAACAAGTGATGCCCCGGAATATCGGGAGTTAAGGGAGCAACTGAAAAACACCGCCTATTTTCACGTAGCGGCGTGGGAGGTCGGGGCGCGGTTTCATGTGCAGAAACAGCGATGGCAGGAAATCCTTGATGACAGGGATGTCTTGGAAAAAGAAATAGGGAGTCCTGGCTTCAAGGCAAAGCTGAAACGGCTATCGGAAACTCAACTTGCCGAGGAAGCCATAACGGATGGGATAAAGCAATTCATGGCATCATCGTCGGCGGCGGTTCAAAAGGCGGTGACGAGAATGAAGACGGAGGCATTGAGTGAAGCTGAATTGGAACGGTTGATGGCCGAGGTAAGAGACGGAGAATCAAGAAAAGAATACGAGGCTGCAATTCGCCAGGCCATCAAGGATATTATCAGGATTTTGCCTTCCGAAAAATTGTCGCAACTTTATGACATCGGCGAGCACCATGAGTTGGAGTCTGAATATAACCGGTTAAAATCCGAGTTGTATGGCGTGGAAAAGACGACGCAACCCATGGACCCGAACATTGTCAGGTGGGCATTCGAGGCCATGCGGGTTGCTCCGAGAGAAACCCGGAAGATCGCGGTATCGAGGTTGATTCAAACCAGCCGTGAATTCTCGAAGGAACTCAGTGATTACGAAAAACAGGTTGTGACGGAAATGGAGGCATCGCCACGAAAAGCCGTGACGAAAATGTTGGAGAAACAACGGACATTAACCCGGAAACAACAGATGTTGCAACTTGCTTTCGAGGAGTTGCACAAGGACTTGCAGAAGAAGATCAGGGATTACGGGAACCATGTGAGCGCAGGCGCGGTTGTCGAGGCCATTTTTGTCGATGCAGACGTAAGAGCGTATGAAAACACGGTGAATGTTGACGGTGGCATCGAGGCCCGCCCGATGGCGCGTGTTCAGGTAAATGGCGAATGGATCAACGTCAAGGATTTGCATTACGACGTGGTTTCCGGCAACCCGATCTTCGTGAGGCCCAACGGACAATTATTGCAAGTGAACATAACCGGGGATGTGAAGCAATTCGCGGCGGAACGGGAGAAGCTGCGGGCATTGCTCCAGGAATGGTATGATTGGAAAGATGTTCAGGACAAATTGGCTCCCGAGGTAAGGGACCCGCACTACCAGTTTTTTCTCAACACAATATCTGCGATCAATCATATCTATCTCTCGACGCGCGTGAGCCAGCCCGCGAGCGCGGTGGCGCCTGCAAATATCCTGAGCAACCAACCATTGAGCGATTGGGATATGCCACGATTTTTGATTGACGATCTTGCAAACAGGATTGGCGGCGCCGTGAAAGTTTTGGGCCAGAATTTCAACAGGGTTTTCCTGCATTTACGGGCGATTCTTGCCGATAACGTTTATAAACAGAAGAATTTAGCCCGCCGCGCGGTGAACAGTTTGGGTCTAAAAAAGGGCAGGTCATGGGGAGAAGCTTACATGGTGATGTATGACAAGGTTCTGAAACCATTGGCGGCGATGGCGCAAAGACCGGAGGCTCGATTCGAGGTCGGTTACGAAATTGTCGATGGTTACAAGGTGACACCTGAACTCCTGCAATATCTGGAATGGCAATCCAAGATTGCGGCGCAAGCCTTCAATGCCGTGCAAGAATTGGTGCCTGGAGAGCGACCGGGCCTGGCTTTTACCCCGGTGATCGAGGACGCCGTTCTGGGATATTCTTTCTTCGGAAAATCAATTCCTGTGAGTCGTTACACACTGCCGTTTGGCGGGTATAGCAATGATGCTCTTGCCTTTGGCCGGGCCTATGCCCAGGCGAAACTGGAAGGTGACAGGGGCAAACAGATGCAATTGCTCAAGAACAACTGGGAATTGTTGGCATCGTATATTGTTGATCGGGCGAGCATGGCCCGGGTGGTATCTGAATTTGAACCCGCCTATGAATTGTTGGCGGAAAAGATAAGGGCAGGGACCATCGAGGAGAAAAGCTTTGATTGGGTTGCGAGCCGGATAGCCGAAATCATGCCGGCTGAAACCGAGGCGGAAATAAGCGAGGAAGAACATCTTGAAAACATCGGGGAAAAACTGGTGTCGGAATTGGATAACCTCGTTAATTTCTTCAACAAAATTGAGGGAGAGAAATCCGCAACGGTCCATATCAAGACGCCGGACAAAAAGAATTCATTTACGGCGCGTCGCCATGACCAGACCTTGCCCTATTACTTCTTGGATTATGGCTGGCGAACATCCGGCAATTTCCTGAACTTCATGTACAACGGCCATACCCATGCCTACGAGCGATTCGCGCATGGCCTTGAAGCCGTGCTGAAAGATTTGCAACGGCAACAATCCGAGTTGACGACGAAGTATAAGGAAAGAGCGGAGAGACTCGGCATAACGGAGGAACGATCGAGGAAAGAGCTTGTGAATGAAAACAAACTCGCTTTTCTCAACGGCCAGACCTTTGACCAGTATTGGGGTTTGGAGAAACGCATTCGGCAACTTAAGAAAGCGATTCAGAACACCATGGAAGTTTGGGCCGGCGGTAACGACGCCGAGATGGACATCAGGGCTTACATGCGATTTCAGCGCAGCGTGATTGGCGGAATTCTGAGCGGGCCGGCGACGCTTATACGAAACGGCGGGGGATTAGCTTACCTTGGGAATGTTTTGGCGAGGACCATGAGGAGCGGCGTTGAGGCCGGTGGGGTGGCGGCATGGAATATCATTTGGAACGGCATGTTCAAGTATGTGCCATCGGCGGCTTTGGGCGTGGCGAAGATCGGGGTTAAGCTGCCGGGATCGGCCTATACATTTCTGAAAACATTGGCAACGACCAGGGACGTTCAGATGTCCGTGGTGAAAGCTGTTTCACCCTTGATCCAAGAATTGTCGAAGAATGTTTATAGCAGGATCGAGGATTACAGGACCATGGAAGAAAATCGGTTGATGATGCCAATTGATAGCGTCAATGAATTCGAGGCGAAAATATTCGATTTAGCCAATGCCGGCCTCATTATCGAGCGACGCCGGGGCCTCATGGAAACCACGGCGCTATCGTTGCTAGGTTTCTTCGACGACTTCGTTCTGACGGCGCTGACAAAACCTGTGTTGCCAAGGCTCGGCGATGCCAGCATTAACAGCGCTGCTCTAGCCTCTGGGTCGACGGTGTTGAATCGAATCGAGAAACGGTTGCGGGTGCTCTTCGAGCAATGGAAGAAAAGCGGGGCCATCGAGACGAGATTTAATTTTACCGACAGGAACGATCCAAGGAACGTGTTTGCCGGGCAGGAAATATTTCCAGGAAAAGTTGAGACGTTATCAAGACAAAAGATGGCTTTGTTGGAGCAGTATTTCGATTGGACAGGCAAGACTTTCCACGAGGCCGCCTATGATTTCATCAAGGCATTGCATGAGGGGCGCGAGGCTGAATTCATGGATAAACACGCAAGACTTCAGTTTGCGGAACAAATCGAGCAAGAGATCAATGTCGCCGGGCCGTTAAACCGGCCGCAATGGACTCAAAAGGCGGGTTTCTTCAATCAGATCATGGCGCCTCTCATGGGCTGGAATGTTCATGCTTTACGAACATTTCCGAAAGTGTTGTCTCGACCCGGTGTGAATCCGCATACCAGCCGATTGGTGATGTGGATCACCATTGCCACCATGGTATTGCCAGTGGTTATAGCCTTGAACCTGGCTCAAGACACAGGTCTCGAAGAATTGATCCGGTTATTCAGCAAACACGGATTAGGAATCGAAAGGCCGACGCGCCAACCATGGGAACGAGAGGGAACCCGGAGCCAAGCCATCGCCACCTTGATTGCCGCCGTAAATCCCGTGCCGTACCTGGCAACGGTAGTCAACACGGCTCTGAACGATATGCCCAACAGGGCGAGCTATGACATCAATCCGGTGATGATAAGCAAACTCAATGACGTGGTGACTTATATGGGGGGTGTGGTCAATACCGGGGACCCCTTGTATGGATTGAATTATCTCGTGAAAGGGTTCCTGCCGGTATCAGAGGCTTTTCTGAACAGGATACCGTGGTTACGGGGAACTGCAGAGGCCCTGAGCGCGCGGCGCCTCATGACGAGATTCGGACCGCAGGACCTTCTGAGGGAAAAGGTTGGGGGCGGCGGCATGTCGCGATTGGCGACACCGTTGACACCTTATGCCGATCGAATGCTGAACGCTGCCATGCAAGAGGATTGGCCGGAATTCAACGCGCAGTATGCCGAGGCGGTCGAAGTCGCCCGGGAATTGGGCCGTGACGAGCCGGAGGAGACGGTACAGGACGCCTTTCTTGGCAGGAACCCATACAGCAGGGCATTCCGACAAAAGCTCTCCCAAAGCCAACGTAGCGCGTTTATGGGCAAGCTAGGGGCAGACCAAAGGGCTTTGGTGGAGGGTGTGGAGCGTAAATTCAGGCGTGGCGCGGATTTGTTGGGGCGAAAAACCAGTTTTGCCAAGGAAGATGAATTTGCGACTGTGCCGGCCTTGGCCATGATTGCGCCTCGCTACACGACCAGGGGCTTGTCACGACGACGCTCAGTTTTCGCCAGGGGCCCAATCGGGCGACTCGGGAAACCCAGTGCCAGGTATCGGCGCCGTGGCCTTTCCAGAATGGGGCGCCGCCCCAAGCTTAGCTTCTAATTCACCCATGGTTGGGTAACGGTCCAACCCGAGTGAGGACGT